TTTTCAACAAATAGCAGATGCTAATGATGACGCAAACGAAGTAGCAATATTACAAATGGTTGAGAACTATTGGACCGAACGAGGCAGGAGACCCATTGAAGTTGAATTACTAAAATTATGTAAGCTTGTAGTCTTGAAATTGGCAAGACTTGTTAGGCGTTATAGTAGGGCAAATACTAATGCCTACACAACAGCACAAGCTAATGCACGGACATATGCTGCAGCACACCGTCTGGATTTAGACTATTACTATAGTCTGGAAGATACTTATAATCCGCGTCTTCCATTAGAAGCGGCAATACCTCAAGTGCCTCCACCGCCTCAAGTGCCTCCACCGCCTATACCTATACCTATAATAAGTCCAAATCGTTCATTATTACGCACAGCATATACCATATAGTTCATTCTAAAATACTATTTTGTAACTATTAAACTAATATAATATAGTGTTTAATATTAAACACTATTAACTATTAACTATTAATATGAAGTTATTTGTTATTTTATATTTAAAGCTAGTAAGTTTAAGTTGCTTTTCTCTCTATGCTATTAAAACAAAACCAATACATTCTTTAGCATATAAAAGAAGATATACGAACCCCGTGTATTTAAATGAAAATGATAAGGAAAATGACAATGTAAATGATTCAAATAGTAAATCATTTTATGATTTTATAAAACAAAAAAACTTTACATTAAATATTGATGAAAACTATGTAGAAAACTATATAACTAAATTTGTAGAAAATTATGAAAAAAATCAAAAAGAAAATGAGACGCAAAATGAGACGCAAAATGAGACACAAAATGAGACGAAAAATGAGACGCAAAATGAGACGCAAAATGAGACGCAAAATGAGACGCAAAATGAGACGCAAAATGAGACGCAAAATTTAACACTAACACATAAATATTTAACTACCTATAATTCTTATGAAAAATATATTAAAGCACCATTGTCCAAAGATTTAAAAATGTTAACACCTGAATCTGTTATTGAATGGGCTAAAATATGGAATACTGATATGGTTCATATACCAAATCAGTTTCCTACATTTATGTTTCAAGATATGTTTAAAATGCGCGATTTTGCCAACATTAACTCATCCCAAACTTATTTTTATATTGGGTTTTTCCCAAAAAAAGTGGATTTAAAACATGGCCCCTATTTTATTGGTGCGTTTGAACTAATACCTCTTAAGCGTGAATTCTTAACGCATGCAATAATACAAAATCCATATTATTACACTACTAATTATGATAAAACAAAATTGGTTGACTTTAAAAAAGAATTACTTGCTTTATGTAGAGATGCCGATGTTTTTTTAAAATTTTCTAATCTTAAAAATACACAAAATGAGAGATATTATTATTCTTGGTTATATGACAACATATAATATTTAATATTTATTATTTTTAACATTTATTATTTTAACATAATATAAACATTCTTTTATATTTTATATTATTATATTTTAGTATAATATATAATAATATAAAATATGCCAAAACCATATAAAAAGAAAACACGCACTAAAAAAGCTAACGCAGGACATGTATCGGCGCAAGCGCGTGAATTATTAGCAGCAATTGAAGCCACACTAATTCAAAACCATGCACAATTAGCACAATCATTAGCAAGAATAGCGCCTGTTCTTGTTTTAAAATCAAGACAATATAAAGCTTTTATAAATAGTATAACAAGATCATATGAGTATAAGCGTAAAAATATTCCATCTATATTACTAACTATGTTAGCACAAAGCGGCACTGTTTTACAAAGAGTTAATCATTTACTAAGGTTCCATAATGAAGCCGGATTTTTACAAGCTGAATTAGGAAGACGTGGTGTTAATGCTATATCGGCTTTTATAGAACTAACATTAACTAGTATGGAAGAATTAGAACAAACTATGCGTGACTATACTCATAATGCTTTAGCTGATTATAGAGGAGCACAGTTAGGAATTGAAACACAACCAAATATGAGAAATAGAACTATTCGATATACAGATGCTATTGTAAGACCAGCACGCACAACAAGAGCACAAGCTTTAACAAGAAGAACACGAAGCATTTAATATACCTGTTAGCTCGTTACTAATTTTAATATTTTTTACTATGTTTTCTAGTTCTTTTTGCTTGTTTTATATTATGTTTTCTACTTCTTTTTGCTTGTTTTATATTATGTTTTATACTTCTTTTTGCTTGTTTTTTTGATTTTCCTCCACTAGGTTCAATAGAAAAAGATTCAATTAGACCCATGCGTTCTTTCGCTCGAATATCATTAATGAGATTTAAACAACGAACAGTGGCCCAACTATAAATAGGCTCAATGTTAAAGTCTAATATTTTTTTTTGATGTGTTGGTATTGTAGTATTGTGTTGACTAGTATCCATTGCTTCATTATACATATATATAAATCCTAACCTACTATATATATTATTATTTATATGACGGCTGTTAGCACTCTCGTCACTTAATGTGAAAATTTTAATATTAGGCTGGTGTTTTTGTAAATAAGCTATTGTATAAATCAATAACACTGTGGCCCATCCGTTACCTGTATAACCAGGAGTAGTTTGAACCAGTTGGATATGAAATGTATCAGCTGTTATTCTTTTTTGGCTTTTAGTTCTTGGGGTTTTCAACAATGTATTATCCGACCTTGAAGCAAAATCTACACTACTAACTATTATGTTTTTATCTGGAAATATGATAGAAAATGTATACTGTTCAACAATAACTTCGCTAGTATTTTGTATTATATTATACCCCGCATCAATAAGTATTTCACCTACATTATGAATTAACCAGTCAAGTGCTAATCTAGTTATATTAGCATCGTCTTCATTACTTTTTTTTTTATTACGTCTAGACGGTTTTGTAATACCCTTAGACATACTCTTAGTACTAGACATACTCTTAGTACTAGACATACTATATATATATTTACAAATATTATTAATATTTGTAATATTACTATTTATAATATTACTATTTATAATCTTTTGCTAATTCTTTATTAATTATACATTCCATAGGGAATGTTATCTCTCGTTTCTTTTTTAATTAATTCATCAATAATCTCTCTTGTTAAAATACATGGAAAACATAGTTTATTTTTCAATTTTAGTCCTTCGCTAGCTTCAAATAAATTTATATTAGGCTTCATTAATCTATATAAATTTAACTTTTTATAAATAATTTCTAGGCACCGTTTTAGATTGCGCACACCATCTTCTTTTTCTGTAAAATCATTAATAATGTATTCTAACAGCTCATCATTAAAGACAATTGTTGAACTATCAAACTTGATTTCGTCTCTAATTTTTGGTAATAAATGCTCTTTAGCAATAATAAGCTTTTCTTTGGTTTTATATCCTTTTGTCTCAATTTTATACATTCGGTCTTTTAGCACATTATTTACAGCATTTTCATCATTATAACTAAATATGAAAAGTGCTTTTGACATATTAATACTAATTTCTGAAAAATATTTGTCGCTAAACTTAGTATTTTGAGTGCTGTCTGTTAAATGAGTTAATACACCAGTGACTTCTTGTCCTTTATATGAATCACTTAATTTATCTAATTCATCAAATAAGATAACAGGATTCATACAACCACATTGAATCAATATATCAATAATTTTGCCATATTTGCTGCCTTCATATGTATAATCAAAACCATCTAAAAATCCGGCATCTCCGCAACCACCTAATGCAACGAGCGCAAATGGTCTATTTAAAATTTTACTGATCCCTTCTTTAATTAGTGTGGTTTTGCCTGTGCCAGGTGGCCCTTTAATAGCAATAGCGCAACCAATTGCATTTGGATTTACTAACCATAGTCCAACCATTTGCATAATTTGAATTTTGGCATCTTCAAGCCCATATACAACACTGTCTAATGTTTTTTTTGTATATTCCATAAAGTCGTGACACTTATCAATACCATCAGCAAAACTAATAGGCAAATTATTATATTTATTAAACGGGATTTTTAAAAAGGCATCTACCCATGATTTAATTTTATAAAATTCACTATTTCCAAAACCACCACCCATAGAACGCATTATATTTATTTTTCGTAAAGCACACGCTTTATATTCATTAGGAATATCAAGGTCTACTAAATGTAACAAATATGGTTTATCGATTGTTGTTAAATTTTGTAATTCTTGTAGCTTTTCAATAACAATTTCTTGTTTATGATTTGATAAGCATTTTTTAAAGTAGTCTGCCTCTTTATCTTCATTATGTAAAAGCTTAGAAAAGACTCTGTAATTTTTATTAGAAATTTTTAATTTGGCTTCCTCTTCTTTAGCGCAACATTTTTCTTCTTCTTCATCATATTCTTCGCCTTGTTCTTCGTCTTGTTCTTCATTGTATTCTTCGTCTTGTTCTTCATCATATTCTTTATCATATTCTTTATCGCCTTCTTCGTCATATGCTTCATCATCATTATTTTTAATATTTATAATAATAACATTTTTACCACTAGTTTTTTTGTCTTTAAATCGTTTTTGTAAATTATTTTTAGAAATAGTTTTTATTAATTTAGCCTGAGGTTTTATTAATTTAGCCTGAGGTTTTATTAATTTAGCCTCTGGTTTTAAAAACATAGCATTTCTTAAAACAAAATTCTTAAATAGATTATTTGTTTTGTTTTTTTCTAACTCATTATTTACTTTAGCTGCGCTATATTTTGATGGATAAAGTGAATTTAACAGTTTATAATATTGTACTTTATCAAATTTGCTCTTACTATCATCATCTTCATCTTCATCTTCTTCATCATAATCATCTTCATCTTCTTCATCATAATCATCTTCATCATAATCATCTTCATCATCTTCTTCGTATTCTTCTTCATAATCTGGGTCTTCATCATCGTTGTCATCATAATCGTCATCATTATTTTCAAATATAGTATTATTATATTTTGCCTTCTTAATAGCTCCTGAAGTTAACCTAGTATTATATTTATGAGTATATGAAGACATATTATTATTATTATAGATTAATAATTAATATTAAGTATTCAATTTTATAACAATTTTATAACAATTTTATAACAATTTTATAACAATTTTATAACAATTTTATAACAATTTTATAACAATTTTATAACACTAAAACTAAAATAAATAGTCTTAAATAAAATGGAATTAAATAGTCTTAAAAACAAATAAACTAATAAATGGAAATAAAATAATAAAAATTGTAAAAATTATAAAATTGATTAATAATACAATTTAAATATTATTTAACTATTATAAAAGAATGACAGACTTTGAAAATAAGAGACCTTCTAAAATTATTGGTATTCAATTTAGTATATTAGGTCCTCATGAAATTCAAAAAGGCTCTGTTGTAGAAATTACAAATAGAGATACACATATTAATAATAAACCAGTATTATGTGGACTATTTGACCCACGAATGGGGGTTTTAGACCCAGGAATGATTTGCCCCACAGACGGATTAGACTATATTCAAACACCTGGTTATTTTGGTCATGTTAATTTGGCACGTCCAGTATTTTATATTCAATATTTATCAACTATTATGAAAATTTGTAGATGTATATGTATAAAATGTGGTAAAATTTTGATAGATAAAGCAAAATATAAATATTTGTTAAATTTAAATGCAGATGAACGATGGAACAAAGTATTTTCATTAGCAAGCAAAAAACGGCGTTGCGGAGAAGACTCTCATAATGGTTGTGGATGCTTACAACCAAAGCTTAAAAAAGAAGGTTTGGCAACTATTATTGCTGAATGGAATGAAAAAGAAGAAGAGCTAAAAGGCTACGAGTTTAAAAGTGAAGACTCTAAAATGACAATGAAAATTATTCCAGAATTAATGTTAAAGATTTTCAAAAAAATTTCAGATGAAGACGTTAATTTTATGGGGTTTAGTCCACAATGGTCTAGACCAGAATGGATGATTTGTCAAGTATTAGCAATTCCACCTCCACAAGTAAGACCATCTATCAAACATGATGCGCAACAACGCAGTGAAGATGACTTAACCCATATTATTATTAATATTATTAAGGCAAATAAAACATTACAAGAAAAGCTAGAGCAAAATGCTCCCCCAAATGTTATTGATGATTGGACTACTGTATTACAATATTATGTTGCAACATTAGTAGATAATAAAATTCCAGGTGTTGCTGCTGTGGCACAACGTTCGGGACGCCCATTAAAAGCGGTTAAAGAGCGATTAAATGGTAAAACAGGACGTGTGCGAGGTAATTTAATGGGCAAACGTGTTGATTTTAGTGCGCGCTCTGTAATTACTCCAGATCCAAATCTATCAATTAGCCAGCTTGGCATTCCGCTAAAAATAGCAAAGAATTTAACAAAACCAATATGTGTAACGTTAAAAAATAAGAATTATTTACGCAAGTTAGTTCTTAATGGACCAGATGTTTATCCTGGTGCTAAAATTTATGAAAGGAAAAACGGAGATTGTATTAGTTTGCGCTATGTTGACCGCGAATCAATCAATTTAGAACCAGGCGATATTGTTCATCGTCATATGTTGGATGGTGATGCTATTTTATTTAATAGGCAACCAACTCTTCATAGAATGTCTATGATGTGTCATATTGCTAAAATAATGTATAAAGGAGACACATTTAGAATGAATGTTGGTGATACTAAACCATATAATGCGGATTTTGATGGCGATGAAATGAATTTACATATGCCACAAGATGATGAGTCTGAAATTGAATTAAAACATTTAGCAGCAGTTAAATATCATATTGTAAGTCCGGCAAATAATAAACCAATTATTGGTATATTTCAAGACTCGTTATTAAGCACTTATTTATTTACTCGAGAAGCTATTACTTTTAATCCACGAGTTGCTATGAACTTATTAGCACATCTTAAGACAATTAATTTGAAAAATATAAATTTTGCTGATGAAAACCAAACCAGTTTTAGTTTATTAAGTCAAATTATTCCAAATATTACATTAAAATATAAGACAAAACGATTTAATGATGCCGATGATGATTATAATACATCAAATAATGTATTAGAAATCAACCGGGGAACTATTGTTCGTGGTCATATTGAAAAAAGTGTATTAAGTGATACAACACGTGGATTAATTCATAGAATTTATAATGATTATAATGTAGATGCATGTCGTGATTTTGTTGATAATTTACAAGATGTTGTAACCGAATATATGAAAAATCACGGCTTTAGTGTTGGTATTAGCGATCTTATAGCAAATAAAGAAACAAATGATAAAATTAATGACACTATTAATAAGAAAAAAGCAGAAGTAAAAACATTAATAGATGAAACACATTTGGGTATTTTTGATAACAAAACAGGACGAACAAATGTTGTTGAATTTGAAACACGAGTTAATAATATTTTAAACAAAGCCTCGTTTGAGGCTGGCAAAATTGCGCGCGAAAACTTGAATGACAACAATCGTTTTGTCACAATGGTAAATGCTGGGTCAAAAGGCAGTGATTTAAATATATCACAAATGATTTCGTGTTTAGGGCAACAAAACGTAGATGGAAAACGTATTCCATATGGTTTTGATGATAGAACATTACCTCATTATACAAAGTATAATGATTCGCCAAATGCGCGTGGATTCGTAGAAAACTCATTTATTGGAGGTTTAAATCCAGATGAGCTCTTCTTTCATGCTATGGGTGGTCGGGTTGGTTTAATTGATACAGCATGTAAAACAAGTCAAACTGGATATATTCAGCGACGATTAATCAAAGGTCTTGAAGATTTGATGGTACATTATGATATGACAGTTCGTAATAATAAGAATAAAATTATTCAATATAGTTATGGAACTGACAATTTTGACCCTATTAAAGTTGAGTCACAACCAGTTCCTTTTGTGAATATGACAATTGAAGAAATATACGGACATTATCAAATGCCAAATGATTATTCAAAAGATTCAATATATAGTACATTATATACCAAACAAGCATATAGTAAATTTAAGAAACAAAAACCAGAACTCGATAAAAAATGTCAATACTACATTGCTATGCTATTAAAAGCACGCGATGACGTTATTAGTAAAGTATTTAATGGCTTATATAAACCATCGATTAATATGCCAGTATCATTTACACATATTATTAATAATATTGCGGGCAATCAAGAAGAAAATGTTATAATTGATATTACCCCATTAGATGTATTTGAAATTATTGAATCTAATTTTGAAAAACTTAATATGTTGAATTATTGTAAGCCAAATGAACTGTTCAAAGTATTATATTATTATTATTTAACTCCAAAAGAATTACTAATGCATAAACGACTAACACGCAAATCTATTGAATTATTAATGACTATGCTAAATAATAGTTATAAAAAAGCATTAATAGCGCCAGGTGAAATGGTGGGAATGATTGCTGCACAAAGTATTGGAGAACCAACTACACAGCTAACCTTAAACACTTTCCATTTTGCGGGTGTTGCGTCAAAATCAAATGTTACTCGTGGTGTTCCGCGTATTGAGGAAATTTTGTCTTTAAGTGATAATCCGAAAAGTTTATCGTGCTCTATATATTTACATAAGCCAGACAGTTACGACCAAGTTAAAGTAAAAGAATATGTATCAAAACTAGAAAATACCAAATTACGGTCTATTGTAGAGTCGGTTCAAATCTGTTTTGACCCAGACGATTTAAATACATTAATTGGTGAAGATGTTGAATTAATGAAAGAATATAATGAATTTGAGAAATTGCTAGATGAATGTAATAGTAGTCACACTGACTCTAAAGAAAAATCAAAATGGATTATTCGTCTAGCTCTAAATAAAGTAGAAATGTTAGATAAAAACATTACTATGGATGACGTTCATTATGCGCTAATGACTAGCTATAGCAATTTAACATGCATGTATAATGATTATAATTCGGATAAACTAATTTTTAGAATTCGCATTAACAAAAATTTACAAGCACTAAAGAAAAAGAAGAATAAAAGTGTATTGGAGTCATTAGACCAAAGTGATGAAATATATTTACTTAAAAATTTACAAAATGAATTGTTAGACAACCTTATTTTACGAGGAGTGAAAAATATTGAAAAAGTATTTTTACGCAAAATTAGCGATAATTTTGAAGAAGTAGATACTAAATATGTGAAAAAAGATTTGTGGGTATTAGATACATTAGGAACTAATTTACTAGATATATTAGCCCTTGATTTTGTAGATAAAACACGAACAACATGTAATCACATTATTGAAATTTACAACATATTTGGCATAGAAGCTGCTAGGCAAAGCATATTTGATGAGTTTTCAGAAGTGATTGAGTTTGATAGCACATATATTAACTATCATCATTTAACTATGTTAGCTGATAGAATGACATGTAATGATAAAATGGTATCTATTTTTAGACACGGCATTAATAATGATGATATTGGCGCAATTGCCAAAGCATCGTTTGAAGAAACACCTGAAATGTTTTTAAAAGCCGCAAAACATGGTGAATTAGATAATATGAAAGGCGTTTCTGCCAATATTATGTGCGGACAAGAAGGATATTATGGAACAAGCTGTTTTAAAGTTTTGGTAAATAATGATGTATTAATGTCATTTCCACCAGAATCTAAGGACACAGAACAAGAATTAGATGAAGAATTAGACCATGATGAATTATTAAACAAATTAAAGGCAGACTCTAATAATGAATGTAATAACAATAATTTGCTAATTGAGTCATCAATTTCTAGTATTAAACCGGTCATTATGGGAACAAGTGAAGACTATGAACTAGACTTTTAAACTATAAACTGCCAAAATAATTTATAAATAATTATTATAAATTATTTGTAAGGTATCACTCTTATTAGCATATTGTATATATTTTTTTATATTTTTTATATTTTTATATTTTTATATTTTTATATTTTTATATTTTTTTATATTTTTTATATTTTTTTATATTTTTATATTTTTGTTTGTTATGTTATAATTTATTTTTTGTATGGTTCGCATTTTTTTGTTACTTTGTTACGCCGTTCTCCATTAGGACAACGTTTATTTTTTTTTGTTTTATTTGGAGCGGCAACATCTAGTTCTTCTTGTTCTTCTATTACTGGTTCTTCTTCTATTATTGCTGGTTTTTCTATTACTTGTGCTTCTTGTTCTTCTCTCAATGGCTTTATTGCTTCTTCTTGTTCTGCTTCTTGTTCTGCTTCTTGTTCTGCTTCTTGTTCTGCTTCTTGTTCTACTTCTTGTTCTGCTTCTTGTTCTACTTCTTCTTCTGCTTCTTGTTCTGCTTCTTGTTCTGCTTCTTCTGCTTCTTCTGCTTCTTCTTCTGCTTCTTGTTCTGCTTCTTGTTCTGCTTGTTCTGCTTCTTCTTCTGCTTCTTCTACTTTTTCAGCGTTTGCCTCAGCAACACTGTTCTTATATTTTTTTTGTTTATATACTGTATTGGTTGCTTTTATTATATTATAGTTATTTATAAAATCTCCCAATACATCAGTATAAAATTGTAAATGTTTTTTCAAATTGCTATATAATTTATAATTTTGTGAATCTTGTAAATCAGTATTTATGTTGAAAATAAAAGACTGATTATTAAACATTAGCTTGTAGTTATGTTTTTTATCGCGTGAATACACACTTGGAACTTTTAAAAAATAATAATCATCATTTATTTTATTAATATTACATATTATATACTTTATTTCTATGCTATTGGTAATAGATATATCAATAGCTGTATTACATAAAAATATTATTGGTAAATCATATTCTTTAGATAATAAATATATATCTATAAAGGTTACATAATATTCATCACTAGTTATGTAATCCTCCATTTTAATTAGTCCATCTATAACTTTTTGCATGTTACTTTTTTTATTATTTTTCAATAATATATAATATAATGTTTCAATGTTTGGGTGCTTAGTATATAATTGTATTAATTTATTTTTTAAATCAAGTATTAGTAAACTATCATTTTTTGTGTGATATTTTATTAGCATTAAAATTATTTGAAAAGAACAAATATTATTAGTTATATCAAACATCAATTGATAAACCATTGTCTTAAAATTAGTATGAATACCTTCTGCTATAACATTTTTACTTATAACACAATTATGTGTTTTATCAATATATTTATCTAATAATTGAATAGATGCATTAGTTTCATGATCTTCGTCTATATATTCAACATATGTTTTATCATAGTGTTTTCGTTTTTTTTGTTTATCCATTCCTCTTTTTTCACCGTCTTCGTCCTTGTCTTCTTCGTCTTCGTCTTCGTCGTCTTCGTCGTCTTCTTCGTCTTCGCTACTCTTAATTTTTTCCGATAGCAATTCAGACTGTGTTTTAGGAGTTTGTAAAATAGTTAGTATGTCTTTTTGTGTATTACCTTTTGGAATAGGTACTATTGTTAATTTTTTAAGAGTGTTTAATTTTTTACTATTATAATAACCCAAAGTATCAAATGTGTCATTAAAATTGTTAGTGCTATTTGTAATAATATTAGTAAAATAATCTAATGTTAATGATGATTGAAATAATAAAAGTTCATTGTCTAAAATATTGTAGTTTGTAGAACCATAACTAAAGGTTTGATTGTCTTGAAAAATAAATTTTTTGAATTTATTATATCTCACAAATTCATCAGCTAGTCGGGTATAATATAATACTTCATTTGACTCATTATTTATTAGATTAGTAATTGGGACAATTAAAGAACAAACATCATTGGTTTTCATACAATAATTTGTATTACACTCTTCATCGTTTAAACACAAAGATAATTCTTTAATTGAGTTAAGTATTTTAGAATCATAATTAGCAAAAATAATGTATTGAGACCCAACTTCTTTTAATATAGCGTAAATTTTTTCTATTTTATCCAAAAATACTAACGAATTTGTATTAATAATTTTCTTTAATACATTTTTATATATACTATGTTTGTGCATGTTTAACACTTTTTTAAATGTATTTTTGAAATTATTGTAAAATAATGTTTCTAATTTAATATTATTTACAGCATTAATACGTTCATTGTCTTGTGTGCTAGAAGTTACTATTTGTTTATCCACAAATAAATAGTCTTTATTTTGTATTACTTCCAATTCATCATCATTATTTAGTTCTGGATATGAAATCAAGACAAATTGATTGCCTAATGTTAATATGCCCACAATAGAGTTAGCATCTTCTATTTTATATAATGGCTTACATATAATTTCTTGCTTACTTAAGTTATATATTTTTTCTAATAATTGCTTACTATTATTATAGTCGTTGTAGTCATCTTCATTAAGATCATCTATTAACTTATATGGAATATCTGGATATTCTGACGAAATAGCCGATGGATAACAAGGTATAAAGCCATGTTCTCTCAACTCTTCACTTTCACTTGAGCTATTAGCATCAACTATTAATAGTCCAATAACTTTATTTGAATAGTCAACCACTTGATATGTTATTTCATATTTTAATTTTAAAAGAATAGTAATTATTCTAGTTACGCTGATATTTGGCTTAAAATTGTATGAGCTACTAATAGTCTTATCTAATGTGCTATTACATTTATTGATTGCATTTTTAATATTATACAAAATTATTGTGAAATTTTTGAAAAATGGATCTTTATTTATAAAGCTAAAAAATTTTGTAATAGAATAACTAACATTATCATTTATTAAATAAATAGGTTCATAATTTTCCTCATTTTTAATTAACAATAATATTTGTTTTTTAATATCTAAAAACTCTGTGCTATAAGTTTGTTTAGGACATAACACTTTAACATTGTCTGTAATATCTTCATTTGTTATATCTAAAATAATTAAGTTTATTCCATTTGGAAAAAGCAGTGGATTACTTTTACATATAATATCCCATAAATATGTGTAATTTATTAAATTAGAACTGTTTAAATAGTCTTTAAAGTTGGTAAAACTGTTTATTATTTTTTTAAATAATATTATGCTAGATGGACTACTAGAAAATTTGCTATATAAATTAGAAGACTTATAACTTTCTATATCTATATTATCTACTAACTCATTAAAATTATTAGAGCTAAATATATGTGGTAAATTTCCATTATTGTATTTAATAAAGTCATCAATACTAACTGCATTTATTATTATTGTTTTCATTTCATTAATACTAATTGTTTTTGTATTATTATGAACTAATGTGCCGTAAAGATCGGCAATACAAGCAATAAAAGACTGATTTTTGCTAGTTTCAACACCATAGCGTAAAAAACACTGATAATTCTTTTTAAGAGTGTTTGGTGTTTTTTTGGTTACACATTTTTCATTATCAACTTGTAAAAATTTTTGTATTCTAATAGGAAGAAATCCTAGCTTATTTTTTTCTAATGTTTTGTCTGGACCTAAAATATAATTTAAATATAATTTATCATCACTATTAGTAGCTTGCGTGCTTACATTTAAACACTTATTACGTCTTTTTACTTGTTCTTTAGTTTTTGATATATTATTATTAAAACAGCATGGAAGACAAAAACCATTTCTATTATGTTTATCTTTCAAAAATCCAGGAACATGATCTACATAGTTACCTTTTTCATCAATGTGATGTTTAGTATCAGTAAATTCCAATATTGTTCCATCATAAGTTCCATCTTTATTTTTTTTTGTAATAAGTGTTCCATATTTTCCGCTATCAACTTCTTTTTGTGTTAAACTGGTGTTTTCCTTTAAGCTCCAATAACGCGGACATATATAATGATATTTTTTAGATTGTGTTCCATATTCAAAACTTTCACTATAAGAACCAGGATGATTTGTGTCTATATAATCTTTTTCTTCTTGTGTTAATATAACTGGCTGCTTTTTAACATTCCAATTACATAATCTAGAATATTCTTCAAATAAAGAATTTTTTTCGGTAGCAAATAGTTTAGGTTCTCTATTAATTAATCGTTTTAAAATAGGATTGCTTTTTTCCGATCTTTCTTTTACTTTAGGGTCATCTGCTTTTATATTAGATTTTTTAGACTCGTTAGTTGTAGTTTTTACTACAGTTTTTTTGTCTTCGTCTTCGTTTAAGTCTGTTTCATCTTTTTCATTTTCTTTGTCTTCATATTGTTCTTCTTCATCTTCGTCGTTTTCTTCATCTTCTTCATCTTCGTCGTTTTCTTCATCTTCTTCATCTTCTTCATCTTCTTCATCTTCTTCATCTTCCTCATCTTCATTAATAGTTCTAATTTTTTTGCCCTGTGTTTTTGTCGTTTTTTCAATTAGTTTTTTTTGTTGTTTTTTTATATATTTACTATCTTCTCTGCTATCTTCGTCTTCGTCTTCACTTTCTCCGTCTTCACTTTCTCCGTCTTCACTTTCTCCGTCTTCACTTTTGCCTTCATCATCATCATCTTCTTCATCGTCATAAGTTAAAAGTCCAAAAATATTATTGTCATCTTCAAACATAGTAGATTCATCATTTTCTAATAATGCATTCATTTTTCTATTTATTATTTCACTAGTTTCAACCTCTTTAAAATTGGCCTCTTCTAATGTTTCATCAAGATTTATAGCCCCAGTTAATTCACGCACACTTTTTTCTTGTTCTTCATTAATCAAATTATATATTATTTTAACTAGTGAGTCTAAATAAATGGGAATATGATCTAAATAATAAATAGAGTCAATAGCTTCTACACTAATAGAGAGATTAGAGGCGCCAATTTTTTTAAAAATAGTTTTAAAGCCAGGATTATTCTTTATTATTAGTTTTTTAGAATTAAATGTGGAAGTTAATAATTTTAGTGAATTATAAACACTTACAAGCTTTAACTTAGCATTTTCAATTGTTAATTTAAAGTTTTCTTGTAATTTTGCTAAAATTACACCATCACTATATTCTTGTTTAATCAATTCTAATACAAATGCTTCTTCCGAATCCATTACATTAAAATTTGATACATGTTTGTAACGCATTGTTATTTCATTGCTCTTCTGATTTAATATATTAAACAATAAGTATATTGAGTTCCCAATAGGTTCAATAGTTAAATCACCTTTTATGTTAATAGCGCAAGCATAATTGAGAGAATTGATTTGAACATTACTAGCTTTTAAATTAGTAAACAAATCAATAGTAGTGCTGATTACTAGATTTTTTATGAATTTAATAATTGGATTTACACCATTAAGTATTAGGTTATTTATTAGCTCAAGGCTAGTTATTTGTTTTAATCCCAAATTAATATTTATTAATCCAGACTCATATAATACTATATAAAATTCATCTACATTTTTTGTAAAGTCTTCTTCTGTTGAAGAGAGATAAAAACTAATTGTGTTAGTTTTTCCTAAAGACCTAGCATACTTTAATATTAGTGTTTTACTTAATAAAGGATATTTGTTAGTTTTACTAGCGCTAGAACAAAATATTCTATATATATTTTCTAGTTTTTTTCCAGGATTATATTTTATTAAAGGATAATGTAGTGAACTATGAAATAACTTAAATATTGTTTCCAATGAAATATTTGAATCAAGATTATTATTTATGTTTAAATTAATATAATTTACACCCTTAGAACTATAATTTAGCTCTTCTGATACATTATTAATTGAATTTAATAAATATATTAAATTGTTTTTGTTGTTTAAATTAATATTACTTAATATAGCATTTGTTTCTTTTATTAAATTTATTTTTTGTGAATAAAAATTCGCATTATTAAGTATATTGTTTTTATATAAAAACACATAATACAACTTTATTATTGCCTCTTCTTCAATACTAGATTTTTTAAGCTTGAAAAAATCACTTGCTAAACATATGTTGAGGCTATTATTATATATATTATATTCAAATAATAAATTGGAATTATTTGTACTAATATTGTCACTTAATTGACTTGATGTGCCGAGATTAATATAATAATATGGATTAACTATATAATCTAACTTTTTATTTAATATACTTTGTCCTAATGCTATATATTCTTTAAATGTTGTTAACGTAATTTTAGTTAAATCGTCATAACTATATGTTTCTTTTGTTTTATCATATGTACTATTAGACTGTAAGCTAGTCAATATATTTTCGTTTTCATAAATATTTGCCAAATATTTAATAATATTTGAATGGGTTAACTCTATTTTGTTGTTATTAGTTAATGTATTAAATAAGTCTTGACTATTGTATATGTGTTCTACTAATCCATACATATATAGTTCTTCAAAGCAAATCTTTTCATCTTCATTTACAATAGAGTTGTAATGAGCTATGAATTTTAATTTTATAGTTTCAATTGAGTCATCATAATTTATAACATCATTTACAAAACTAATTGTTCCATTTGTTGTTTCCAAAATGTTTAAATCATAAGTATTTAAATCCTCACTAAAATGCTCTTTATATACATTACTTTTACTAAATATGCTATAAGTGTTATAATTTTTGTTTAGTTCTTCAATAGTTGGAAGACTTGATGCGACTGCTTCAAGTGATTCATATTTATTTTTAATAAACAAATATAATTTACTGTAACTGTTGTTATTATTTATATAAATTTTAAATATATTTGACATTTATATAAATAATAGACTATTATTTTATATATATATATGATTATAAATATTATTGTTGCATATTGTAATAATAATGGAATTGGTAAAGACAACACTTTAGTTTGGAATATTAAGAGCGATATGGCTAAATTCAAAAAATTAACATGTGGCACATGTAATAATGCCATTATTATGGGTAAAAACACATTTTTAAGTTTAAATAATGAATATGGATTAGCAAATAGAGATAACTTAATTTTATCTAAATCACTTAATATTTCTAAATATAACGGAAAGCATAAAGTTCAAAGTTTTATAAACACTCAATCTCTCGAAGAGTTTGTAAAAACACAAAATTATGACACAGTTTGGGTTATTGGTGGAGAGCAAATTTATAGATTATTTTTAGATAATTATAAAAAAGATGATACCAGTATTTTTAATATATCAAAAATTTATATAACATATATAAATAATGATTATGAATGTACGTCATTTTTTCCAGATTTAGCACAATATACAAGTAAATATAACTTACTTTTTTACAGTAAAAAAGTGCATGGAAATACATATGCTAATGTTAGTTCTAATACTAATGATTCAAATGATATAACTAATACTAATAGTTATACTATATATGATATTGAATATGTTTTTGTATAATTTTAATCTTACTTTTATTTAAATTTTTATTTAAATTTTTAACTATTAAATAGCATACTTAAATATCATAATATGGGTTATCGCTAATATTCATACCGCAATAGCGTGCTGGATTTTTTTTATAATCAATTGGATTATAAATATTTATTTCTTTTGCTTCAGTAATAATAAATTTAAAATTTTCCCAAAACTCATCATTATGTCCTACAGATTTTGTAGCAATATGACTGACCTCATGTAACGCAACATACATTAATGTATTAATATCTATTAAACGACCTTGACTATTTTTTTCTGTATCTAAACAAAAGGCTAATTTCTCTCCTTTATTTTCGCTATATGCTGTAAATTCACTTGTTGGTAATGTTTCATATATTTTTTGTGGATTATAACCTTTAACTAAACGTTTTACATTACTCTGATTTGGGTATTTTTTTGCTAAATGATTTACTAGTTTATTTAAATTAATATTTACTTGAGCTAATTTATTTGCTGATAATTGAATTTTATTTCTATCACGAACACAATAGGTGCTTCCGTTTATATCTGAAATAACACATCTTAAATTAAACGAATCACTATTTATATACAATTTAATAGCAATAATTATTATAAATGTTAGTAACATTAAATTAAGTATATTATTGCTAAATAGTGAACTCATTTATATTTATATAAAATTTTATAATAAAAATATTAATATAAAATTTTATATTAACTAATTAGCTTATAATTAGCTTATAATTAGCTTATAATTAGCTTATAATTAGCTTATAATTAGCTTAAATAAATATATGCTTAATGTGTTAGCATTTACATACTCGATCCTATTTCTAATGGTCTTCTAAAGGTATCTGTTTCAATTGTAGAAATATTCCATGGGCAATTTGTATTTGTTCTTGGATTTGCTGGTTCTGATCTAATTTGTAAATTGGAATTTCTTAGACTTGAACCTTGTGTATTGATTCCAACCAATTGTGTAGGATTTAATAAGTTAATATTTCTTAAATCAGAACTGCTTACTGGATTTAGATTTGACCAATCGTTTGCCGAACTATTTGGTAATAAATCTGCAGGATTAGAAACGGCTTTTGTTGAAACTAATTGGTTAATGGCACTAGCACTATCTGCGGATGTAGCTATTTGTGAATTTGAATTACCATTATATGGAGCATAAGTTGAATTGCTGTTTGTAATAGACTGCGAAGATACATTTTCAATTGATGGGTTAGGTGGATATGAAGCAGGATTTAATGCTGTCATAGGTGACTGTAATATATTTTTACCCTCGGAATATTTATAAAAAGCATATACAACAAATAATAAAGCAATAACTCCTAAAACATGTTCGTTCTTAATTCCTTTGCTTATTTTATTTAAAACTGTCATTTTATATAAAATAAACAATAAAAAATTTTCAATAATAATTAATTAATATAATTAATAATATTTCTAATTAACTAATTAACTAATTAACTAATTAACACTAAATAATACTAAATAATAATACTAAACACTAATTATTCTAAAATTTACTTTCTTCATCGCTAGATGAACCATCCAGTGTATTTAAATTATATTTAACTTTTATATTTTTTGCTTCTAAAAATGCTTGAATAGCATTTTGTCTTATTTCTTTTGCCTTTTGTTTTGCTTTTTTATATATTTCTAAATATATTGTATTGTGTGTTTTAAGTTCAATTGGTTCATTATTTACAATAATATTATCTAAATCACATATTTCAATAACTTGATTATTTTCTAAAGTATTAGAATGGCTATTTAATATATTGCTGTCTTGTGAAATTACGCTAAATGAATCTTCATTATTAGTTAATTTAACTTCTTCTTTAACAATTGAAGAACTTGCTTCCTCTTCTACTTCCTCTTCTAGTGCCGCTTCCGCTTGTGCTTCTTTTTTTTGTGCGACGTCTTGTGTTGTGTTTTCTTCTGTAACAATTAAAGAATCTATATCTTCTTCTGTAACAATTAAAGAATCATTTTCTTCAGCACTTAGTGTTGAAACATCAACGCTATTAAGATCTTGAGATTCTATATTGATTACGTCATCTTCGCTACTACCATCTTCATCATTTATAGAGCTTGTGTCATCATAAATAACCTTATTATTTTTTGAGTCATTTACTTTTTTTAAGTCATTTACTTTTTTTAAGTCATTTACATTAATCTTTTTATTTTCTAAATTATTTATTGGCTTATTTAATTTAATTAATATCTGATTTTCAAAACTATCACAAGGATATAATATCATAAATTGAACCAGTATTATATCAATAATAAAAGAAGACTTTGAAAATTTAATTCCGTTTATATTTATTAAAGGTACAATATCATTTACGTTATCATATTCTTCTAAAGCTATTTTCTTTTCATTTTCATCATATATAATAATTTTATCTTGCTTAATTGATGTTTTTATTAAGAATTTTTTGCCAGACTTATATGACCTCATGGTTGGAACAACATATTCTTGAATATCGTCATCTGAAATGCTTTTAGAATCATAAAACCACAACTCTTTATTAGCACATATTTCTTTAACACAATGACTCTCTAGATTTTCAAAAAATTCTATAACTTCTTTATTATTGCTCATAAATTCTAAATCACAAAAACATTTATTATTAGTATTAACAACACCTTGTTTTGTATTACATTTAGGAAGTTGAATATATAGATTATTTTTTGTAGGATTAGTTATTTTACTATAATAATTATTACCACTTATTAGAGAAGGATTTTCTAACCTTACTAAATTAAAATCAAAATCAGATGTTAGATCATATATTTTGTTATTCATTTAATTAATGTAAGATTATAAAAATGTAATTAAATTTGTGCGCATTAGTATTTAAATATTTAAATACTAATATTTTAAATAGAACTATTTAAAATGAGTTTAAAGAATGCCTTAGCCAATCAATGTATTAACTTTCTAAAAACAGAAGAAACCAAAAAAGAATTAAAAGAAATATTCTCTCCTGTTTTAGAATATTTTTTAAAAGAAATAAATATATATTTGTATTTTTTTATATTTTTCATATTTACCAGCTTTATTTTACATTTAGGAGTTTTACTTTTATTAATTCGTTATAATATTAAATTAAATAAACATAGTATTAGGACAATTGAATAATTTTTATAATTTATATAATTTTTATAATTTTTATAATTTTTATAATTTTTATAATTTTTATAATTTTTATAATTTTTATAATTTTTATAATTTTTATAATTTTTTTTATATATATTATTTATATAAACATAATGAGAGAAAGAACTAGAAGAAGAAAAAATAGAAGAAGTGCGAGTGGGGGTTCATCATTATTCGATTTACTAGTTCCTGCTGGATTATTTGCAGCATCAGACTTTATGAAAAAAAGAAGTAATAAACACGTTCGCTCTAGAAGCTATCTTACACAAAATAGTAATAGAAAATCAAGAAAACGTACATACTAAGTTTTTAACTATTTACTAAGTTTTTAACTATTTACTAACTATTTAAATAATTAGTTAATTTGCGCACATTCCATTTTCTCAATTAACAAATCATATAACATAATTTTAGCACAATTAATATAATTAATTGGTATACTATTTTGATAATGACTAATTGCTTTTGCTAAATTATCTATATTTCCAGTATTTATTGCATTGTCAATAATAGTAATAAACTCATCAACAGCTTGCATGCTCATATTATATTACTAATATTACTAATATTACTAATATTACTAATATTACTAATATTACTAATATTACTAAAGTTATAACAAATCAATTTTTTTTGAAGTAAAGTATTTAAGAAAACAACTTAAAGACACAAACAAAGTAATTTAGTAATGACTATTGAAGACAAAATTAAAAGGTGGGTGATGTTAGATAATCAAATTAAACAATTAATAAGTCAACTACAATTATTAAAAGATGAAAAAGAGGAATTAACAAACCATTTAATAGAGCATTTTGATAATGCTAATAAGAAATATCCTATTATTAATATAAGTGATGGGAAGCTTAATTTTATACAAGTAAAACAACCAAATGGATTAAGTTATAAATTTTTAGAGCAATGTTTTGTTGAATATTTTAATAAAAATGCTAATGCTAATAGCGCAAATGCTAATGCAAATGTTAAATCACTATTAGACTTTATTAAATCAAACAGAACATATAATATTAATAAAACAATTAAACGAGTTTATAATTGAACTAATTTAATATAACTCTATTATATAAATGTATAGCGCTATAAATGATTTATATAAAAATATAACTGATTTAGATAAATCAAATAGTTTACTAAAAAACTTATATATATTACCAGGATTTAATATACAAGAAACCAATAATAATGAAGCAAACTGTGTTAGTTCAACCGATTCATCAAAAGAAAATCCAGTAATGAAAGATTCAATGTTTATGAAATTGCTAGGATTTTTTGACAATACAAAACCCAATCAAACACAAAAAGTAAAACCTAAACTTAAGCTCTCTAAAAAACAAGATAAAACATTTACACGAAAACAAACACAAACACAAACACAATCTCAGTCACAAAAGCAAAAACAAAAACTAAAGCAAAAACAATAATATTAAACAGACACTTTAAACCAATTATTATTATTAAATGGACTAATTAAAATATTGCTTATTCTATCTTTCCAATATTTAACACGTTGTTCAAATAATAATTCTTTATTAGTTTTTGGATATAAATCTTTATCTATATATTGTTTTTCTAATTCACTTTGTTTGGGTTTTACTCCATAACAATTAGAGCCTAAACGTGTATGAGGATTAGGAACATATCCTCCATTTATTCCCGGTAATCCACAATCATATTCGTGACCTTCTTTTCCTTGTAACACACGCCAATCACTTTGGCTTGTTGGGTATAAACCAAGTTGGTCTTTAGTCCAACCATAGCTACACCAGCTTGCTCCCTTAGTTTGTGCTTCTCTTAATTGGTCGTATGTTGCCATTTCGCCATCAAAAGCATTACATACAGCTTTAGCATCGTGATATGTAAATCTATTACCCGGAACATGATATACTTCACTAAAGTTCATACATATATCAGGACCACTAATTGTGGACTTTACCCTTATTTCGGGTTCCACCGAAAACATATTTTTTATTTCTGTTACAACATTAATATTAAAAAAATAGGCCAATCCATTTACAAAGATTAATAATATAAAGATTCCCCATAACAATGCTTCTAAAATAAAATATGAGCCAGAAGGTTCATAGTCATAGTCATAGTCATCGTCACTTGTCAAAGATTTTCCTAAAAAACTAAATAATATGTAATACACTATTATAATTATTATTAAGACTACTAATACAAAAGGATTAGTGCCTAAATTATTTAAATTATTATAAAAATCTTCAGTCACATTATTAAATAATGTCATAATATTATATAATAATAATATATATTATTATTGATTACACAAATTATTAAAAGTTATTAAATAATGCCAATGTCATTATACTTTTCTATAACAATAACAATAAGCTTTTGCGCTAATTAGTGATGCTTCACTAATTTCGGTTACATTAGTATCATTATAGCTATACCATTTTTGATTTGCATTTTTTACATATGAACTATAATGTCCACCTTGAACGCTTCCACTGTGATTACATATTCCAAACAATTCATATATACAATTTGTCTTATTATATCCTAATTCGTAGTTGCCAAAATCAACATCGCATAATGGGGTTTCTATAATATTATTTAATTTACGATTATTATTATCAAATCGTTTAAAATCAACTATCAATATAGTTGGTAAACTCCAAAATTTAATACATTTTTTTACAGATTCTTTTTTATGCGTAGCTTCATTAAACCACGCATTCTCATTTTCCAATAATTCATTACTTGTATATAAATCAAAACAATCATAAATAGTATATGTTTTAGAATTATTAGCATTTTGTGGTATAGGTAGATTGATTACACTAAAACTTTCTGGTGTAATACTATAAATTATATTTTCCGTAGTATTTGAAATAATTAATGATACATGTATTCCAAAAAATAATTGTAATATTTCGGAATAGCTATTTGAATAGTTATTTTTTATCATAATATAACATTTTTTTGCTACTTCATCTATAGTATTTTTTGATGTTCCAATTATATTAATATCTACTTTACGCTCAATACTTTCATGAAAACAGTCAAATAAAAAAATTAGAAACTCAGGTAAATCATTTTGAGCATACCCTGTAAATAATTCTCTCTTTTTTACTTGTGCCATATGTTGAATTGCTCTTATAAATCTATTTGGACTAATAACACAGTTAGTGCTCCACATTAAGTCTTTTAACTGCTTCCACTCGTAAAGTAATAAAGATTTTTCATCATTATTTATAGTAATATTTTCAAGAATTTCATTAAATTCGTAACAATGTGATAATATTTGCATACATGCATTAATATAACATGTATTTCCTAAATTACATAATCCAGTTAGCCCTTTATTATTATATTTATTAAGTAAGCCATTAGAAGACATTACTTTATAATTAATAGTAGACATCATTATGTAGTTAAGTATATATACTTGTATATTTATATATATTTAAATAATTAATTAAATAGTTAATTATAATATTAACTATATTGTAGTTATGAATCCGTATCCTAATCCTAGTAACTTAGAATTGACTATGTTAATTAATTCAATGGTTTATTTAAATAATTATATAAGGACAGTTAATTCTAGTATTGAATATTTAAATAATGCTAGTGCAAATATAAGACACATGCAAGAAACTATGTATTATTACCACGCTAATAATTATCAATTAATGGTAAATAATACAGAATTATTTGCCAGAGCAAATAACGTAGCAAATAATGTAGCAAATAACGTAGCAAATAACGTAGCAAATAACGTAGCAAATAACGTAGCAAATAACGTAGCAAATAATAGTAATACAGTTGAAGATTTAAATTTGGAATACTTTGAAGCATTGTCACTGCGTAATTTACAAACAATTATTACTAATAATGTAACAGAATGTAGTTTTTGTTCGTTATGTGAACCATTAAATGAGTCTTGTTCTATAACGCACGAAGATTTTTTACCACAACATAGAGTAACAAAAATTAATGGGTGCGGACATATATTTAATTCAAAGGCTATTAATGAGTGGTTACTTACGCATCAATCATGTCCTAATTGTCGATATAATATATTGTATGATTCCAATATTATTTCTTATAGCATTCAAGAGTCTGATAGTACATTTTATTTTAACATTGAAGACCTTATAAAGTTTTTTCGCTTCATAAATCAATCGTCTTAAGTAAAATAATATAATTAACACGTTTAGCTAATAATTTATTATTTTCTAATGCTATTTGTTTTTGTAGTTTAGTCTTTGTTTTATTATACTTTGCTAGTTTTTCTTTTGAGTCACTATAAATAGTTGGTTGTGTTTTTAGTAACTCTTTAAATTGTGCATGGGCATCACATTCTCTCTTATATAACTCTTCAAGTTTGGCAATTTTATCAAATTTTTTTCGTAAGTCAATACATAACTTGTGTGAATCATTTTTTTTTGAATAAGCAATTTTATGTAAGCGTAGCAAATAGTTTTTCTCATTAGTACATGCTTTACAATAAGTTGACTTGGACTTCTTTTGAAAATTATATAATTTACATATATGTAAATTATTAGCGTTAGCATAACTAAATAATAAATAACAATTGTTATTTTTTTCAGATAAAATAGTAGGACACTTAGAAGTTATAGTACTATGTTTGCCATTATTATTTTCTCTCAAATGTAACTGTAAAATTTCAATAGCTTTTAATAGGTTATTCATTTATAATAGACCAACTAACAATACTATAATTTATTATCAATTTTTATATATTTTATATACTAATTAATTATACTAAACAAAAGCTAACTACATTTTCCTTCGTAATAGTGCGCCAAATGGGCTCCAATAAGGTAATAGTATTGGTTTTTGATTTAATATTGCTAGTAATTTTTTTGGTAAATATTTTTTATCTACTACTACTTCAAATGTGTAATCTTTAAACCATGACTCCGACATATAATAATTTCCATCATAATCCACGCTATCATCTTTTTCAAACAGTTTATCTCCCCAAGAATTTTCAACAAGAAATCCATTGGTTTTTGAGTTATTTAAGTTATAACCTTTTATTACCATAGCATGGACAGGAGCTGTTTGTCTATAATTTAATGAATCACATTTAGCCATGGCATTATTAAATCCAAAAATGGAATCATAGTCAAAAGCTGCTTTATCCATAAAACTATGTTTATGTGAAATATACTTGTCAATATCAAGACCAATCCATACCGCTTCCTGATTATCTATAGATTTTTTTGTAGCATCAATTAAATAGTCAATTGGAACATTTATTAGACCCCGTCTTTTCTCTCCTAAAACATCAAATGACAATTGCACATCATATTGTTTAAAAAAGGGCGCTTCTTTACAAGGATAATTTATTAAACATACTTTATTTTTTGCATTATATGGAACATATTTTTTATAAAAATCTAATGGACTAACATTTTTAATTATTTTAGCTTTTTTTGATTCTTTTGAATCTTTTGATTCTTCGTAATATTCCCAAGTTATTTTAGTTGGTGGTTCTCCTAAAAATACAACCAAAATTTTATAGCATTCTAATAACATAGAGTTTAATAATGCATTTTTATTTTTAATAAGTTCATTTTTAGGTGTAGTTTTTATTTTGTGAGCGCATTTGCGTATAAAGTCATTATAAAAATTTCTAAGTTCATCCGAATTAGTGCTATGAAAATTATCATCCATATTTGATTTAGGAACAATACCATATTTTTCAATTAAATTAACAAATACATTCCAACGACCACCATCATCAGTTAAATTGTCTAATATATGTATTAATTTAACTACTTTATCATTTGATTGAATAGTTTGTACGTTTACATCATAAGTATCAATTATATAAGTAAGATAATAATTCGCTTTTTCTAATTTGTCAAAAAAAAACAAATAATTTTGCGAAAACTCAAAATCTGGAGCTAACTTGTATTTTTTAATCATTTTGTAGCGCATAATATTTAAAAAGGCAAATATCCAACAACGGCCACTTTGTTTTTGGTCACTAATTTTTGACTGAACGTCAATTAAATTTGTATAAGTTTTTTTCTTATCTTGAATATAATCACTTTTTAATAACACATTTTTAAAATCTGTCTTTGTATTAAAATTTTTTATTATTTTATTTGTTTTATTTTTATTAAATTTTTGTGAAAAATTTGAAATTAACTTATATGTTAATTTATTAACCATATACTATTATATTATATTATATTATATTATATTATAATATATTACAAGATTACTAATTACTAATATTACTTACATTCTTTTAAATAGCTATCAAATAATAGGCTTTTAATTTCTTTACATTTTAGTTCTTCTAGTTTTTTCTCAAATTTTTCTTGTTCGGGCCATTTTGCATGCAATTTGTCTATTTCATTATACCACGATTGTAGTGTAATTCCGCGTTTTTTTTTAAATTCGCTCATATTTTCTAAATTTAACGCATAGAGCTGTAATAATGGTTTCATAATCTGATTGCTAATATAATGCGCGTAATCCAATTTTAATTTATTTTGAATAATAAAATCAGGTGTCTCTATTTTTTCACCTTGAAGTGCTTTTTTATTAGCATTTACAATATATGCATAATACATTCTATCGCCTGAACTAGGTTTATTACCAATGTCTCGCTGACCGATTCGCTCAGCCAATACTTTATGTGCTATTTGATTGGGATTTTTATAATAGCTTCGTAAAGATTTGGTTACCAATAATTTTTCAATTGAATATTGTCCAGCAATCAATTTTTCAAGACTCTCATTTAGAAATTTTATTGATTTAGTAATACTCTTTTCTTTCATAATAATATTTACAATAGTTCCATATATATCTTTTACTAGCGGAGCATTATCTCTGCGTTTAAGCACAATACCCATATACTTTAGTTTGCCTTTTTCTATATTTTCTTCATACAATATACCTACATAACGTTTCTTAGATAATAATATCCAAGGCCAAAATGTTTTTTCATATTCTAAATCGTGTGGTTTTTTTAGAAATTGACTTGCTAAATTCCCTGCTTTTTTTGCTAGTTCAATAGTATAAATAAGAGCTTGATTATTTATAATTTTTTCATCGTTAATTGGATTTCTCAAATTAAATTTGAAAAATACTGAATCTGTATCACCATATACACATTGCGCTTTTGCCTTTACAACTGTACCATCATCTAATGTTACCAAAACATCGTTATAGCATTCTTCAATAATTGCCCGTCCGTAAAATAATAATTTACGACCAATAGCTGTTGTTGAAGCGGCAACGTCCCCTTCATAAAAAGCACTTGTAATTGCTCCCATTTGGCCATATAATGAATTTGCTGTTACTTTAATGCTTAGTTGTCGCTTATCTAACACATTTTTCATAAACTCATCTTTTTCCAATAAAATTAATTTTCGGGTTGCTTTTCGCGCCGCTAACAACTCCTCTAAAATAGCTGGCATAATAGCTTTACCATCTTTATCTGGAAATTGAGCGAATCTACAAATTTTATAACCAATAATCACTTTTTTCTCAGCTGCTTTTGGGCTGGGTCGTATATATTTATATGTATCATATTTCACATCAATATATTTATAACCCAAATCATATAAGTTATCGTAGCAATAATCTCCATGCTCAGATTTTTCCCCGGTTTCTTTAATTAAATTATTACTTAAATCATATTCTTTAGTCCATACTTTTGAGTCGTGTGACAAATTTTCGGAAATAATAGACGATGGATAAAGAGAACTATAGTCAACACAAGCAACTGGCTCTTCTAAATATATTCCAGTTTTTGGTGTAAAAACATGAGCACCTTCATAACCTCCGCCTGTTTTTTGCTTATTGACAACTGGCATAAGTGTATTTTTTTCTCCACATTTTTTAGAAACATAGCTTTGTAGTTTAATTCCTTGTCCGCGCAATAGTAAATAGCTTAGCGGAACATCACATAAATTTGACATTTCTACTTTGTCGGTAATTACATCTACTTTTAATAATAACCAAATAACATTGTCGCAATCAGCAAGACAATATTTACCAACAGTCCATCGGTCATAATCAGAACCATTAGCAAGCGCAAATATTTCTTGTGGAGACACATCATCTTTTGCTAATCCCCAGTTATATTTGTAATTGGCCAAATCCAGTTCTTCTAGACCTTCAATCACAAACCATTGTTCGTCTTTATTAATTTCAATAATTTCAAATTTTTGCCCTTTTTTATATAAATTATTACTGAACCCTTGCTCATCAAACTTTATATAACTACCCACACTAATACCTGTAAGATTTTTACTATATATTTTTGTGCTATTATTTTCATTATTTAACACAATTTTACTAATAGAGTCACTAATAAAATAGCTTGATGTAAAGTCTAGCTTATTAGAACTTAATGTAAATTCTTTACGAAAAATGACACACATATCTATAATAATGCGTCCAGGCATTTTTATAAATTTTAAATTATATTCACCACTTGCTAAAACAATCTTATTTGTTTCAATGTCTTTATAATCCTTTTTTTGAGTGTCGCTAGATTTAGCCAACTTATCTCTATATTCAGCACGCCAATCATTTGAAATACATATTTCATTTTTGTTTCGCGAAAGTTTGAGAAACTCATTTACACAATTTAGCTCTTTAGACCGTTTATACATAAATTCAAAATCAAACCCCGTAATATTATAGCCTGTAATAATATGCGGATTTTCGCTATTAATAATTTTTGTAAATGTTAATAATACTTCTTTTTCAGTACAGCGTTCTAATACAATTACGTTATTTTCTTGTGCCCATAATAAATATTTATCTGGAATTTTACAACCGCCTTTAACAATAATAATGCGTTTATATGGTTTAGGTTCTGTATAATTAATAAAACTTAAACCAATAAATGTAATTATGTCACCTTCTAATGCTGGAAAGTTAGTATTGGCAAATGCTTCTGTTAGCTTTACCAATTTTGTAGCATATTCACAGCTATTGTCCTTAATTAATTCTATTAATGTGCAATCTTTTTTATAATCTTTTATTTTAGGTTTGCGTTTGTTATATTTTACTTGACTTTCAGTTTCCCCATCATTAATGCAATCATGTTCTTCATCGTCTTCATTTTCATCTTCAGTTTCAGATTCTGAGTCAGCGCCGTCCAAAACAATATCACTATTTAATGACACATTGAACTTTGATGGATTATAGTTTGTTAATTTATTTATTAATATTTCCATTTCATCTAATGTAATAGAAGGGTTCTTAGGATATACTTTTTGTATATAACTTAATTTGTCATGTGTTAAATCAAACGCACTTAAAATCTCGTGTTTTAAATTATTAAAATCATAATTAAGTTTGAAATTTTCAGAACTCGAATTGTAATTTTCAAGTATATTTGTTGCTAATTTTTTATAATTTTTAATTGGAATAGGAAAATCACCATGACTACTACTTGCCTCAATATCAAAGCTACATATATTATATTTTACTAATGTTTCTTTTTCTTTATAATCATAAATATCTTCGTAATTTATTGAGTATTCATAAGAGCAATTTGTTGTCTTATTACTAATAATTCGCACTTTGTTTGAAGGTATTTTTATCCATCCACTTGGACTAATATGTTTTTCATGAAAGAATTTTAATAGTGGCGGAATGTCTGCCTCATATAAATAACAATGCGTTGTTCCAATGTCATCAGTATATTTATATCCGTCTTCTTTTAATGTTCTTTCAAACTGACCTGTTTTACTGGTTTTATCATCATAAAATATTTTTTTTAATTTATTATATGCTCCACTATTAGTAAATGAAACTTTAACAAAATTATGTAATTTTTTATTATCAAAACCATATAACTTGTGCCTTTTTACTAACACACATTCAACTATTGAGTCTTCATAATAATTGCCAACCAATTGTTTCATATGTCCCATAAATTCATTTTTACGTTGGTCATTCCAGTCTTCGCTAACCATAATGTAGAAAAATGGATAAAACTTTTCTATAAATATGGATGCTGTCTTATTTGATGAATTTATTCCAAATGCTTGAATAATGAATTGTTTATTATCTTTATAATTGTTTCCTTTACTGTTTTCCTCTAATACATTGTAGTCATAACATTTAAAACATTTATATGTTGTCATATTATTTAATAAACTATTTAATTAGTAGTCTTTAAATTTATAAAAACTTTTCAATTTTTTATATAATTTTTTATATAATTTTTTTTATAATTTTTTTTATAATTTCTTATATAATTTTTTATATAATTTTTTTTATAATTTCTCATATAATTTTTTATATATTTATATAAATATATGTCGACTATTCCTAAACTAATTTTTATTGTTCCATATAGAGACCGCGAAAGAGAAAAACACCATTTTTCTATATATATGAAATATATTATGGAAGACTATAACAAAGACGATTATGAAATATATTATAGTCATCAAACCGATTCTAGAATGTTTAATCGCGGAGCAACAAAAAATATTGGTTTTATGGTTATGAAAGAAAAATATCCAAATGATTATAAAAACATTACCTTTGTATTTAATGATGTTGATACATTGCCAGCAATGAAAAATTTATTTGATTATATAACATATCCAGGAACAGTAAAACATTTTTATGGTTTTACTTTTGCTTTAGGAGGAATAGTTTCAATAACTGGAGGTGATTTTGAAAAATGCAATGGGTTCCCAAATAATTGGGGATGGGGACTAGAAGACAATGCTTTAAATGATAGGGTACTACAACAATCATTAACTATTAACAGGGACCAATTTTTACCAGTTCATTCTAAGAATATAATTCATTTATATGACAACCCAATAAGACTAGTTAACACTAGAGAACCACTGGCTTATGTTAGTGGCAAATTGATTGATAATTTAAATAATATAAGTAATTTATATTATTCAATTGTTAATAATGCTAATACTAATACTATAAATGAAGACACCAATAAACTAAGTGCTATAAAACAAAATGAATATATTATAAATATACATAATTTTGAAACATTAATTCCTAGTGCTAGTACGTATTATAAACAAAATATGTTAGAAAGTAATGTACTAAAAGCATATAAAAGCTCAACATTAGTAAAAAGAAATGTTAATCCAAGATGGTTACTAACTAATACTTTTAACAAGTGAATTTGAGTTTTTATTCAACAGAAACAACTTTTGCCAAGTTGCGTGGTTTATCTGGATTAATATGCTTACCTAATGACACTTCATATGCTAATTTTTGTAATGTTATTATGTATAAAATTTCATTATAATAGTCAAGATTTACTAACAATATAAATTTATCTTCACTTAATTTTAAGTCATCTATAATATTTTGAGAGTTTGTTATAACAAATATGTTGGTTTCGCGAGCAATTATTTCATAATATGTTGATTTTAAATTATTTAGATCCTTAGTATTATGTATATCTATTAATAATAGTGTTAAACTTGAACTAGTTAATAGCGCAAAAGGCCCGTGTTTTAATGAGCTAGCACTAAAACCCTCACAATGGATATAGCAAACCTCTTTAATTTTTAGAGCACCTTCACACGCTATTGGATACAATTTGTCTTTTCCTAATATAAATATACTTGTTACATTATTGTTAATAATGTAATCCTTTAAACCATTAATTTTATTCATAAAATTAATATCATATAATAGTTGTCTTACACTATTTGGAAGTATTCTAAGATTGTCTATTTTTTTTATATTACTATAATAATCATTATTTACAAACCACATACTAAGTAGGCTTAATATTATTAACATGCTTGTAAATGATTTTGTTGAAGCAACACTAATTTCTGTTCCAGCATTCATATATATACCACAATCCACTTCGCGCGCTATTAACGAATCTACTTTATTTATTATACCCAAAGTTACGCATTTCTTGGCCTTACAAATTTTCAAACAATTATATACATCCATTGTTTCACCCGATTGTGATAAAAATACGCACAAAGTAGTACAATGATTTTTAATATTCGGTAAAATATTTTCATTAAACTCACACGCATTTACACTTTTAACACATACAAATTGTTTTATTTCATTTAAATAGAGCTCGCCTATTAATGACGCATTATAACTTGTTCCGCAACCAATTAAATAAATAAATTCTATATACTTTATAATATTACTTATATTATCTAATCCTCCCAATTTGATAATATTATTATTAATGCGACCACCATAATTATATGCTTTTTGTAGTGTTTCTGGTTGTTCCATTATTTCTTTTAACATCCAATGGCTATAATTTCCTATGTTTTCAACTATATTTTCATAACATACTTTTTTAATAGTATAATTAGATAAATCAGTTAAATTATCTGGTGTAGTTTGGTCTATAGCAATATATGAGGACAAGGACATATTATTTATTAAATTAGTATAACTACCATTACTTATTTTAATAATATTATTGTCTTTCAATGGAATATAATCACTTATTAAGCATGCAAAGCCATTTGTTTCTGAAGTACATATTATAAAATCATTATTATAACCTAATAATAATGGAGACCCTTTTCTTGTCACATAATATGTATCTAATTGTTTAGTATAAATGATTACAAGAGCCCATGTTCCTTCTAACTGACTTAGCGTTTTTTTTATTGCTTCTTCAATATTACATTTCATAACTATAATATAATATTCTATTAAATTAGCAATTACTTCGCTATCTGTATCACTGTAAAAATTATAGTTCTTAGATTGTAAAAACTCTTTTATTGTCATAAAATTATTTATTATACCATTATGAACTAGTATAATTTGCTTGTGTTGTGATATATGGGGGTGTGCATTAGCATCAGTCTTACCGCCATGAGTAGCCCATCTTGTATGTCCAAGTGCTATTCTAGAAAACAATTGTTGCTTATATACTTGTTGTTGATGTAAGTCATTTGTTTCATATAATGATTTAACTAAATCAAAACAGTCATGTTTTAGTGTTGATGCTTTTTTAATTATTTCAAATTTGCTTGTAATGTCATTATAATAACATATTCCAATGGAGTCATAGCCTCTATTTTGTATTAATTCTAAACTATTAAAAATATGTTTTAATGAATTTTTTGTATTTTTGGAATATATAAACGTTATTCCACACATAACATAATATAAATACAAAAAGTTTTATATTTATATTATAACTTGTAAATATTATAACTTGTAAATATTATAACTTGTAAATATTATAACTTGTAAATATTATAACTTGTAAATATTATAACTTGTAAATATTATAACTTGTAAATATTATAACCTGTAAAGACTATAAAGACTATAATGACTATAAATAATGGCCTTTTCCTGTTTTAAATATTTTAAAACGAGGAGTATAAGGAACAATATTAGCATAATTAACTTGTGTTGGTAAAGGGGTGTTATTGCGTATATCTTCTCTTAAATCTTCTATACATTGTTGAGATAGTCTATTGCGTCTATTTGACCTAACTAAATTAGCAAAATTTTGTCTTACTAATCTATTGGTTATAAAAGTTTGACTAGCTTTTGCTGAACTATGTTTATTTGCATTAATTTTATTTTTAATTAAGTCTTCTGTTGTGGTTATACATTGTTCATCTATTTGGTATTGGTTAATAAAACCACGACCAACAATTGAATTTTCATCGTATGGTGTAATTGATAATAGCTTTGGAACATTATTTAATCCAATAAGCCCTTGTATCATTTTTCTTGATAAGTTACTACTATTTTTCTCTGGAATAATTATACTGTTTAATCTTGAAGTACTTGCTCCCGGTAAAAGCTCAATTGCTTTTGATAATGTATCAATATTACTTGGATCTCTAATAATTTCAATATTATTATTTGGATATCTATAAAGAGGGTTTGGATCTGTTTCTGGATTATGATATATATATATACATTCTACATCTGTAAAATCGCGACTTGGTGTTGTATAAATTAAACTCTCAAAACTTATAGAACTAGTGTTTATTTTGATGTTATTATTTAATACATCAAAAGTAAAAAATGTATTAAAATAGACATCATAATTGAATCTTACATCTAAAAGCACGGGTTTATCTAGATTATAATATGAACTTTCTATAGTAGTTTGTGTTTGAGGTAGATTTCTAGTATTTAAATTATTAGGGTTTGTTATGATTACATTATCAAAACTAATTGTATTAATGCTATAATTAGTACTATTATTGAAGTAACTAATATTTGGTCTTATAATGCTTCCAGATAAACTGGTGAAAGCAAGATTATTAAACTCATTAAAATAACTTTTTAAGTTATTAACATCAAATAAGTTATTAAAATAAATAGAAAATATTTTATTAGTACTAGTAAAAATATTATAAGCGCTAACACTTTTCAAAAGTATATTTGCTGATAGCTCAGTATCATACAAATAATTATTGTCAATATATTGTTGCAGACTATCATATTTTTTTTTGATATTAAGTGGATTATAAATAGAGCTAACATTAATATTTTCTAAAAAAGTTAGCTTTCCTGAATTATATGGAAAACTAATATGTTTATATATATCACTTTGAATAAGACCTGTTCTAAAATTACCCAAAGATAAATAAATAATATATGAGTTGCTTATTTTTGTAGTAAATGTAATGGGCTTTAGTGGAGTTGACACTTGAACGTTTAAAAAATGTATAGTAGAGCTAGTATCAAATACTATTTGGCTTGTTGCTTTTTTAACCATTTCAAAATTATTTGTTCTAATTAAAAAAGTCTCAAAACTTATTGTTAGCCCACTAGATCTATCAGCATAACTCAAGTCAACTGTATAGACTATTTTTTTATTATTAATAGTATATTTATTATATATATTATTATATATACTAAAAGGTGTAGCGCTAGTGCTAGTGATTTGTGTTAATGATGTTATATTAGAAATGTCACTAAATGTAGTAAAACTAGTTAGACTAGCATCTCTATATAAATTAGTGAGTTCATCTGATGGTGTTATACTTTTAATTTTACACATTAAACCATTATAACATATATCAGACCCTAGTCCTCTAGTAAAAAAAGTATAACTAGAATCTCTAAATATATAGTCTTTTATATTTAGTTTATAATAATCATAATTTGGATTATTAGAACTATTAGAACTACTATTTTTATTAAAATTGGAACTACTATCTTTATTATTAAAATAATAATTTAAATGAAAATAGAAGAACTTTTCATCATTAGAAGTAATTGTGGAATTTTTTACTAAATAATTATTGGCAAGGTCATAATTATTTATGTTAGTATTTTTAATAAATAATAATTTTCCAAATTTGTTATTATCAGTAAAAATAAATTTTATGTTATTTTTTATATTATTTAATGTTAATAAACAATCAGATAATGTAGTGTTATTGTTTGTAATGCTATTGTAGTTTAATATTATAATATTTGTAGAATTATCTAGTTGGTTAAAAAATTTATTTCTTTCTGTCAATCTAGGCATACTATCAGTAGCAAGTTGTGTATTTAGTAAAATTTTTGCTCCTTCACTAACACTATTTATATTATTTTGTGTCAAAATAATATAGTTATTTCTCGTGCTGCTTAAGTTAAGTGCCATATAATTAAAAATAACATTATATATTCTTAAATTTATGTATTAAATTTATGTATTAAATTTATGTATTAAATTTATGTATTAAATTTATGTATTAAATTTATGTATTAAATTTATGATATTATATCTGTATTATTAAAATACCAATTTGTTGATAAATAATCCGCTTTTGTATCACTGAGCTTACTTTCTTTACTTGATTTTAGATTTGGACCTTTATACATTATTGAATTTATTTCGAATGTTCCTATAGCATAGTTATAATATTTTAAATTAGAAATAGCGCCATCAAATCCACCATTATAATTGACATACAAATTATCATAGTTTTGTTTAATAATATTTGATAATTTATGACGTTTTGTTAAATTGCCATTAATATAAATATCAACCACATTTTGTGCTGTTGTTCTAATTACTACACATACCCATTTTTTTATTGGAATGCCATCGACATATATATCATCATAATATGTATTATTATTGTTTTCATTATTATGAAAAACATTTACTCTAACTAACATTCCTAAAAGAGGGAACTTGTCTAACAAATCATCGCTCATATTTTTTTTACCATTATATAAATATACACCCGGACAATTGTTTGGACCAAATATTCCTGTTCCCCCTTCTCCTGTTGAATTTGGTGAAGATCCTTTATTAAAAACATGTTTAAAGTCAATTGTTTCTTTATAATCTGTAGCATTAACATGTATCCAAAATGCGTAAGTAAATTCTATTCCTTCATATTCATTAATACTGCGCAAAATTGGGATTGATGATTTTTCGCCTAAAGACTGTGTAATAGTTAGTCCTTCTGTCCCATCTTTTAATCCATATATTAAAAATGGTGTTTCTGATGGTGAAAAAAAATAATATAATAATTTAGTTCCAACATAAAATAATAAAGAAAAAATTATTATTATTGCCAATAAAAATGTAATTTTTGCTATCATTGTATTTGATGATAAAAAATCATTTGCTGATTTTAATCTTGATTCCGCGCTATATGGAATAGCAGCATTAATATTTTTTGAAATATTAGTAAATATACTTTCTGGAGGATTCATAATATTAATATATAATATTATATAAATTATATAAATTATATTTCAAAACTGCCTTTTTCTGTATTATACTCTAAAAAGCTTACTTTTAATCTATATTTATTAAATAATGATTTTGCTAATGATTTATCAATTCCTTCTTTATATATATTGTATGCTTCTTGTGGATTTATGGAATCATTTTCGTAGCGAATTCGTGTAATAAAGCCTTCAAAGCCACTATTAAGACCTTCATTATTTGCTGCGCCCGCGCCTTGAGCCATATTTCCTATATATATATTTTTTTTCTCACTTGTGCTATAAAAATTATGATATAATCCATGCATTATAAATGAATTTCGCAGTTTCCCATCTAAATATACATCTAATGTTCTTGTGTCAATACTTAATGTCAAATTATTCCATTTTTGAACTGGTATATTTGGTATTTTATATCTTGTGTAATTTCTTCTATTTACTAAAGCACTTCTTGCTCTACCTGATACATTATTATCTAAATATGTTTCAATATCAATTAATAAATTGTTTTCGTATTTATCTAAAGCAATATTTATATTTTTAGGTTTGATTTGGTTTAAACTAATATCTTTTTCAACTTTAGTGCTTAAACCGCTTAACATTGAAGCCAGTTCAGGTAATGTTGGTGCTTTTGAATCAACGGCCATATATAATACATTTTTTTCGTTTGATATATTATTTCCCCAGTTATCTATGTAAAACCATACACTTAATGTAAAATTTGATGAGCTATTTTCTGGAATATCTTTTGCCATTATTACATTAGTGTTTGATACAAACAATGAATTTACTGTACTTTGTAGTTCTACAGGCGCTGATGCATCACACATAACATCATAAATTATATTTGTTTTGAAAAATAGATTGCGAAGGCCCCATATTACTACAATAATCAAGATTATTACAATAATAATATTAAATATGCCCATATTAAAATATTATTATATTAAAATATTAAAATAATAAAACATCTTAAATATAATAGTTTAAATATAAAATCTTATTTCTTATTTTTATTTTTTTTATTTATTTGTTATTTGTTATTTGATATTTTTTAATTTATTTGTTATTTGTTATTTGATATTTTTTAATTTATTTGTTATTTGTTATTTGTTATTTGTTATTTGTTATTTGATATTTTTTAATTTATTTGTTATTTGTTAAATTATATAATAACTCAATTGTTAATGGACTTGTAATTTCACTATAATAGTTTATTTCTTTAATACTTCCTTGAATTCCGTCATTTTCCCCTATTGTTACCTTATCGCCTTTAAAATATGGAGTTATGTCTTTTTTTGTTCCTACCAATTTACCATCTATAAAAACATCTATGTTATTATTGGAATAATTAATAACAAAAAATAACCATTTTTGATGTTTTATATTTTTCCCTTCATATATAGTATCTAACTGGTCTCCTTTATTATTTAGTGTTCTAGATCTAACAATGATAGATTGTGATTTTCCATTATAATATATTACTGGTTTATAAGCATAATTAAATATTTCAGTGTCTTTATTATAAGCTGGTGATGTATTTGTTGGTTGTGGATTTATATAAACATAAAAACTTATACTATATGTATAATTGTATGGAAATTTGTTTATAGTTTTGGGTGGGTCATAAAAGCTAGTTTTTACATTATATATTCCATTATAATCATTTTTTAATAATTTAAAATTATAACCTTTTGTGTCACTTATATTGTCTTTTGCTTGTTTAGTTATATCTTTAGATTCAGGAGCTATTTCTGTTGAACTATCAAATGCTTTAAATAGTGTATTTTCTTGCTTATTTAAATTTAATGTACTTAATAATGAGTCAATTGGATTTGTTATAATAGGATTGCTTGTGCTATCATCTTTAGGTATTGGAATATCAATAGTGGAATTAACACTTTTATTAAGATTTTGATATATACCAATGACCTTTTTTTCATTTAAATAATAAGGGTCTGTTCCTTTTAATAGGCTGCTTTTATTAAGTGTTCTAAAATATTTAAATAAAAACGGCAATACAAATAGCAATGTTATTAATAGCAATAATATAAAAAGTAATAAATATACAGGACTTGGTGTTAATTTAATATCTTTATTTATTTCATCAATAACAATTAGTAACAAACAAGGTATAAAGAATATAGTTTTTTTGATAATACAAATGTAATCATAAATAAAGAGAGTCTTACTTGTATCACTATATTCACATGAGTCATCTGAACCAGTTGTTTTTATTGAAAATAGTGCGGCAAAAATTGCCAACACAACAATGACAATTGTTATGCTTATTAATGATTGTGTAATACTAAACGTATTAGTATTTTTTTGTGCATACAGCACATAGTTGATTATGTATATAATACTTATTAGTATAAATAATAATAGCCCAATATACATAAACAAAATTCTTAATGGTTTTAAATATGTGTTTTGAATTTTTATATTATCTATATTATAGCTATTAGTATCATAACCTAATTTGGTTAGCTCCATGGTGTCAGTGCCAGTTATTGCAAGTCTCTCATTTTGATTAATCTTATTATTATTATTATTTCTAAATACTAGAAAAAGAAAATAAAAGACTCCAACGCCTAACAATAGTATTGCTCCTAATATTTCGTAGGGTGTATCTTTTATTCCAAATACATTATAATAACTATTTAAATAATAAATAAGACCAAATATTAATAAAATGACTAACACATTAATGTATCTATAGTAAAAATATTCATATTCATTGGAAGTAGAACTGTTTTTTTTGAATTTTATTCCATTAATTAACACATCTGTTGAAATACTTATACTATTTTTTAAGAAATTTACTGTTTTATCTGAATAGTCACTAATTGTATTAAAACTTGCTTTTAATAATTGTGTCATTATTAGATAATATTAATAATATAAATTAATAAATTTATATTATTCTCTGTTATAAAGTTTGTGTTATAAAGCTTGTGTTATAAAGTTTGTGTTATAAAGCTTGTGTTATAAAGCTTGTGTTATAAAGCTTGTGTTATAAAGTTTGTGTTATCAATGTTACAAATTTTCATATGCTGTTTTTTTTCCATGACAATCTCTACATAAAGCTACTAAATTAGTAATATCATTGGAACCGCCATATTCTAGTTTCATAACATGGTCTACTTCAAACCATGCAGGCAACTGTTTTTGGCAACCTTTGCGAAGCCGCCACAAATTTTTTCTTGGTTTCACTTACACTTCTTTTTGTTGAAGTATTTCCAGACTGTAATATTTTTTGTTGCTGCTTTGTCATATTATTATAATTTGCATTTATTGACTTTTGTAAATGTTGAGACTCTCTATAGTTTGTTCCGGCGCTCAAATTATAATTATTATTTAATTCATTACTTATTGATTTAGATGTAAAATCAATAATTGGAGTTATAATACTAGCAGTGTTTCTGTCTATTGGTAACTATTTAATGTAACCGTTTGTATTAACTACAAAATCTTTATAATTTGCGGGATTTTTCTTTATAAATAAATATATACATAGTCCAACAAAAGCAATTAGTCCCATTTTATAATATTTTTCATAATTTTTAAGTTTAGCTAGTAATTTACCTTCAAAGTATGTATTAAGCAATACAAAACCCGTTATAGTTAATATGAGCAATTCAAATTTCATATTTATTATTAATAATTATAATAATATATTAATTATAGTAAATATAATATAATTATACGTTATAAATTTATTATAAAAAATTTATAATAAAAATAAAAAACTATTATTTAAACTTAATAGTGAGTCCAATTATTACTAATACTAACAATAGTACTAAGCTCCCAAAAATGTATTTTTGCTTATTTCTGCTTTCTTCATATTTTTTTAGCTCCTTAATTTTATAGTTTTCATAATATTTATTCATTGCGTCATAATAAGTTATTTCTGGTTTTCCTAAATAAATATTTATTTTATTATGTATAAAATGCACCCATTTTACAAACGACTCACGAGAGTCTAAATATGGTGTAACAGGATAAGCATCTAAAAATTTACTAAATACATTACCAATGTCACTAATTGGTAAAAACAACGGTAAATTTGTTATAAAGTCATAATATTTCTTTTTTGTTGAATCATTGCTATTGTTAGGATAACTTAAGGCAATTGTATATAAAACAAACCAATAATGTGGTCCCCATATTATTGGATTTAATACATTATTATTAGACATATTATTATTAGACATATTATTGTTTGACATAACTTATAAATAACATTAACAAAACTATTGCGTATTTTTACCATAAAAACTCTTATTTAGTTCATATATTAATTTAAGTGTTATAATAATCATTATAACTTTATATAAATTGATTGAATTGTCAAACAGTTTACCATTTAAGAATGTGTGTTGGTTTGTTAATATATGACTAACAACTCCTAATGGTAAAAGCATTAAATAATATACTTGTCTATTTAGTCCAGTATATACTCTTATAAATGGTTCAATCAAATAGGCAATAAAAAACGTCATAAATAAATCAAATAATGACATGCCTAAATTACTTGAATTATAATATGGTTGCTCAAATTGAATGCAATAACTTCGTAGTTCTTTTATATCCATTTTGTATATATTATATTTTATTCTTAAAATCCGATTTAAATCATAAATTCATTCCAGTCATAGTCTTCTTCGTGTTTTAAGCATTTGCTATTGTTTAGTTCAAACATTTTTTGTCTTATTAATTCCAGATTTTTTTTAGCTTCTTCGTGGTTTTCTTCGGCATCTTCAAGATTATACTGTAGTTCCATCGTGACTGAACAAAAATAGTTATGATCAATTTGATAGTTAATTAAATCTGCTTCTGCGTTGTTTAGTTCTATATGAGAATAACCTAATGTCTTAATAGCTTCTTCAAGCTCTCTTTCACAAACTAATTGTTCAAAAGATAGTGCTTGTATTTTTTCCAACTTTTTAAATAGCTCATTATGTTGTTGCGAAACACGCCATCTACAATAGTCTAAGCGGAAGCCATAATTATTTAAATTTATATTTTCATTTACAAGCTGTCTTGCTATAAGTCTTTTCATTCTATTAGAAACAACTAACCATTGCCTAAAATCGTCGTTTTCATTATATACTTTACACACATTAATACCAAAATGCTGGCTACCTTTACTTGTTTCATGATATACATAATACCTTGGATAATCTTGACATTTTCTTTCTGAATCGTAGCTTGTCTGATAAGTCTGCATTTAACATTAATAAGATTTATAATCTTACAATAACATCTCAATTTTTATTTATCAATATAATATATTATATTTTATTCTTAAAACCTTTAAAATGTGTATTTTAAATAAATATAAAACTATAACACGTTAATAGTTTAACTAACTATTAACGCAACCTATGAATATTAAGAAGCAAGTATTTTGCAACAATTGTGGTAAATTAGGACACTTATTTCATAATTGTCGTGTTCCTATAACTAGTATTGGAATTATTCCGTTACGAATAGTTAAAAAGTTTAATCCTGATTTACAAGTTAATGAAAATGTTATTGAACTATTAATAATAAAGCGGAAAGACAGCTTGGCCTTTATAGATTTTATGAGAGGAAAATATATTATGGAAGACAAAAATTATATTTTAAATTTATTAAATAATATGAGCGTAAATGAGAGAAGTTATTTGCTAACTAATGATTTTGATACAATATGGAGCTATTTATGGAATTATAATACAAATAATTTATATAGAAATGAAGAAAAGTTGTCAAAAATCAAATTTAACAAATTGAAATTTGGCTTTACAAGTATTTTAGAAAGTTACAATTTAAAAGAGTTGGTAGATTTATGTGATAAAAACTATAATGAACCTGAGTGGGGATTTCCTAAAGGTCGCAGAAATTATCACGAAAAAGATATTGTGTGTGGACTACGAGAATTTGAAGAAGAAACAGGATATAAAAAAAGTGATATTGAAATTTTTAATAATATTGTTCCATTTGAAGAAATTTTTACAGGTTCAAATTATAAATCTTATAAGCACAAATATTTTGTTGGTATTATTAGTAATAATACAATTCCATTAGCTAACTTTCAAATTTATGAAATTAGTGAAATTAAGTGGGTTCCTATTGATGAAGTACATAATTATATTAGAGATTATAACTATGAAAAAACAAATATAATAAATGATTTAAATAAATTATTAAAAACATATAGATTATATATATAATATGATTGTCTCTGAAGAAGCGGAACCTAATAAAGACGTCATTAATGATTTACAAGAAGAAGAAAAAGAAGAACAATCAATAGAAGACTCAGCAGAAGAATCAGAGCAAGAAGAGCCATTAGAAGCCTCAGCAGAAGCAACAGAAGAACCAATAGAACCAATAGAACCAATAGAAGAAGATCGAATAGATGAATCGGCAGAAGAAGCAGAACCAGAAAGAAGGGATGAAGGAGCTGGTAAAAAGAAGGAAGAAGACGAAGAAGACTTGGAAGAAGATGAAGACGACGACGATGACGACGACGATGACGACGACGACGACGATGACGACGACGACGAAGCTGATACTGATACTGGCTTGAATGAAGAGGAAGAAGAAGACGAAGATGAAGATGACGAAGACTCTACTAGTTATAATAGACAACCTTATAAGAAAACGAAAACCAATAATTTAAAATTGGCGCAAATGTTTCAAGAAAATATGAATAAATTAAGCCTAGATAAAAGTGAATTAATAGAGCTAGAACAAAATGTTAAAACCAAGAATGATACAAAATATTTTTTAAATGCAATTGAGTTATTGAATATGAAAGAATTAAATGATTCTTTCGATAAAAATTATAAATTCTTATATCCACATTTAGATGATGAATTTTTCAATATTAAAATAGCACATAAAAAAGAGTTTGCCGAAAATAAATTACAAGTAAATATTGATTCTGATTTTGAAAAATTAAGCAATGAAATATGTGATAAGGATTTTGAGCTAGCGCCATATCAAAAATTCATAAAGAATTTTTTATCATCAAATACACCATATAATGGTTTATTACTTTATCATGGACTAGGCACAGGCAAAACTTGTTCCGCAATAGGTGTTGCTGAAGAAACAAGAAAATATTTAAAATATATGGGTTATAATGAACGAATCATAATAGTAGCCTCTCCAAACGTCCAAGAAAATTTCTATTTACAGTTATTTGATGAACGAAAATTAGAATTTAAAAATAATAACTGGACTATTAATAATTGTGCGGGTCAAAGCATATTAGATGAGATTAATAGCACGCATAAAAATTTAACACGAGAGAAAGTAATAAAAATTATGACAAATATAATAAATAATTATTATTTATTTATGGGCTATACACAGTTTGCAAATCTCATAATAAAGAAATCTAATCCTTCAAATCCTTCAAATCCTTCAAATCCTTCAAATCCTAGTAATCCATTAGACACCACACAAAAAAAGAAGATGGCAGAACGATTACAAAAATTCTTTGACAATAGATTAATAATAATTGATGAATTCCATAATATAAGGCAATCTAAAGACAATAGTAACAAACTGGTTTCAAACGAATTACTTAAGCTTGTTAAAAATGTTAATAATTTAAAATTATTATTTCTATCAGCAACACCAATGTTTAATGATTATAAAGAAATCATATTTTTGATTAATATATTAAATATGAACGATAGGCGTAGCATTGTAGATATTAAAGATATATTTAATAGCGATGGTTCTTTTATAGTAAATAGCAAAGGCGAAGAAGTAGGATTACAATTGTTTAAGCGAAAAATAAATGGTTACATTAGTTATGTGAAAGGAGATAATCCTTTAAGTTTTCCTTTTAGAATTTTACCAAATGATTTTTCGCCATCTAATAGTATAAAAACAAAAACTTATCCACAATTTAAAATTAATGGTACTCCATTAACACAATCAATAGAACTGTTTGATATATACATAAATGAAGGCATCTCTCCATATCAAGAATTTGTATATAATATTATACTAAAAAATAATATGTCAAAATTTGATGAAGACAAACTAAATAATATGGACTCCTTTGGTTATACATTATTACAAAAACCCTTAGAAGCATTAAATATTGTATTTCCAAATAGCAAATTAGAATCGTATTTTGAAGAAAAATTGGCTTATAATGAGCATAATATTACACAATTATTAGAAACACTTAATATGGAAGAAATAAATAGTTTGTTTTCTATTAAAGATGTAATTGGTAAAGCAGGCATTAATAGTCTTATGAGCTATCAAGAAAGTTATGCACCTAAATCAAGGCACAACTATAGTTATAAAGCTAGCACAAGTCCCAATATTTTTGATATTAATAACATTGGTAAATATAGTTACAAAATTAAATCAATAATAGACTCTATTATATATAGTAAGGGTCCTATTATTGTGTATTCACAATTTATTGATGCTGGATTGATTCCAATTGCCTTAACATTAGAGTCTATTGGATTTACAAGATATGGAAGTAATAGATCACTTTTTTTAACACCTCAAAGCGAAGAATTAGATATTGCTAGTTATAAGAAAAAGTCTGAATTAGGTGCTGGTTCTAAATTCCATGGTGCAAAATATATTATTATTAGTGGAAATGAGAATTTGTCTCCTGATGTTGTTGGTGATTTAAAAGCAGCAACAGACTCAAATAATAGTGATGGTAAAAATGTTAAGGTTATTCTCCTTTCGGCGGCAGGAAGTGAGGGTATTGACTTAAAATTTATTAGGCAAGTGCATATTTTAGAACCTTGGTTTAATATAAATAGAATAGAGCAAATTATTGGACGAGCAATAAGAACATGTAGTCATAAAAATATGCCACTAAGTGAACGAAACGTCCAAATATTTATGCACGGCACATTGTTGCATAATAATAATGAGTCAGTCGATTTACTAATTTATAGAAAAGCAGAAGCAAAAGCAAAAGTTATTGGTGCTATTAGTCGTATATTAAAAGAACATTCTATTGATTGTATGCTAAATTACGAGCAACAAAAATTTGATGAAAAACTACTTAATAAAAAATTAACATTAACACTTTCAAATAATGCTTCAATTAGTTATAGCATCGGTGATAAATCATATAGTCCATTATGTGATTATATGGCTGAATGTAGTTATAAATGTAAGCCAGAATTAGAAGACTATAAAACAAAAATGGGATTAACAGGAGACATAGAAGAAAATAATTCTTCTTATAATGAATTTTTTTTACAAACCAACAATGAAGCAATAGTGAAACTAATTAGAGATTTATTTAAAGAAAAATATTTTTGTACTAAAGAATACATTATAAATTATTTAACTAGTTTTAATAATTATTCAACAAATCATATAAATAATGCTTTGGATCAGTTAGTAAATAATGAAAATAGCTATATTACCGATAAATATAATACATTAGGGAAATTAATAAATGTTGAAAATCTTTACATTTTTCAACCGTCACAATTAAATAATGATGCTACTATTTTTGAAAGGTCTAATCCAATACATAATAAACCCGATGGAATAGCATTTGCTCTTCCTGAAACATTTGATGTATTTGATGATAAAACAAAAACAGTATATGTTGACAAAGCCGAAGTTGAAAAGCCGTTAAAGATCGATGACGAGCCTGTAAAAACAAAAGTTGATACAAAAGTTGATACAAAAGTTGATACAAAAGTTGATACAAAAGTTGAACAAACAAAAATTAATTTTACATTATTTGAAGATGACTATTTATCAATTGAACTTATTGATTATGTAAAATCACTTATTATTGAACTTGAAATAAACTATAATTATATTACTAATATACAACCTGACAAACATCAATCACTAGATGATAATAAATATATACATTATGGGTCAATTATTAAACTACTGGAAGCAGAATCAGTTTTAGATTCAAATAGCATAGAAACATTAGCAATTGCTATTTTACTAGATGATTTGAATATTGAAAAAACTACTTTATTAGTGAATTATTTATTAAATAATGGTTATGATTTAAAGGGACTTTCAAACTTTGAAAGTAAATTAGTACATTATTATGAGGAACATTTTATAACGTCTATTGATGGTAAATTGCGAGCACTAATAGTACCACAAAAAAGCGAGTTTAAAAATTATACATTATACATAATAACAAAAAGCAAAGTTCCCCATATTAGTGGTTCTAATATACTATTAACATTAGGACAATCTGAAGACTATGATGATTTTGCTGAAACTATTGTTAAGAAAAAGGTTGCGTCACTAGACCATGCGCAATCAATCGGGTTTTTGGCATTGGCAAACAAAAACAAACAAGACTATATTACATATTTCAAAATAAAAAGTGGCACAAACAAAGGTGCTCGTTGTAGTCAAGCAGGAAAAGCGCATAGTGAAAAAATATTTGTTGCTATTGGAGTTTCTAATAGTATTATTCAAAAATTAAAAAAATATAATCAAATTGCTTTTTGTAATGCTTTGGAAATTTATTTTAGATATTATGATTACATTAAAAAAGATAATAAGCGTTGGTTTTTCAACTTAGTTCAATCTTTAATTAACAACTTTAGCTAATTTATTTTGTTATTTTGTATATATAAAATTTGTTATTTTGTATATATAAAAAATTAATATTATTATATATAATTGAATAAATATTAAATATAAAAATCTTATTATATACCAAGATGTCTAAATCAGTAAACAAAAAATATTCGTTGAAACAAGATAAAGACAAATCCATAAATGGAAAAACTAATACCTCTAATTTACATATATATATACGTTCATTATTGACGCAAAAAATTGTCTTAAACTATAATGAAGTAAATTCTGATTTATTTAACACATTAGAAGTTAGATTAAAACAATTTAATGAGGGAAAATGTATTAAAGATGGTTATGTTAAAAATAATAGTGTGAAATTGTTAACATATTCAGGTGGAGAATTATTTTCAAATAAATTAGTGTTTGAATGCGTATTTGAGTGTTTGATTACAAATCCAGTAGAGTCTATGATATTAAATTGTGAGGCAAAATCTATTACAAAAGTTGGTGTGCGTGCTGAACTAGTAAGTGATGATAATATTAGTCCATATATTATTTTTATAGCACGCGACCATCATTATAATAATGAAATGTTTTCGCAAATTAAAGAAAATGATATGTTACAAGTTAGAGTATTGGGACAGCGTTATGAATTAAATGATAAATTTATTAGTGTAATTGCTGAATTAATTGCTATTAATAATTATGGGACACTTAAAAAAGAGCTAGAAAGCGATTATGGATTAGAAGTTGAAGACACGCTAGATTCTGCTATGGAACAAACTGGAGGTGAAACTAAAATTAAGTTAAAAACAAAAAAAAGTGGTCAAAGAGTAAAAAAAAATATGGCTTAGTTTTAAACTGTCTCATTAATTACTAAATAATTTGGTATGCTTGATTTAAAAAATGTACGAACAATTAAAAATACAGCCATTATATTTGCTATCCAACACCACAAAGACCCCCTTGTTTTAGTTTTGTAATAAGTATAATAAATCGCAAGAAAAACTATTACATGTATAGCAAATAAAATATATTTTTTAATATATAATAATATTACTAAAAGAAATGTTAACCATGTAAAAGTATATAGTGGTATTACCTTAAGCCAATTCCATGCCAAATGGCCGTTTTCTGCTTGTGTCATTGAAAAATCAACATTTAATAAAACACCAGAAATGAAGAAAAATAGTATATATAATATTATTAGTGATGCTTTTACTTTGAATTTAACATTATTTGGTATTAATATAAATAAAATAGGTTGTAGTGCTATTAAAAATAATCCTAGCTGTGATAATAATCTATTTATTTTTTTATTATTCAAATGTTTCCAAGTAAAATATTCTACTAATTGTATTGAAATAAACGAATAGTAAAATAAATACTCATAACCATTGATTACATTATTAAAATAAGCAAAGTTTATTCCAAATAAACTAAATAAAAAAGTGTTTAATGATACTGTTTCATTCCAACACATATTAATTTATTATATATAAATTATAAAATATAATATTGCTTAGTTTTAAGCTTTATCATTAATTTATAATATATATATAAATTATAAAACTTTATAAATAAATTATAAAATTATGTACCTTATTTAATACTATTTAAAGCTATTTAACGACATACTATTAGAAATAATAATGGATTCGCTTGAAGAAAATAATATACACCCTAATGAATTAGATAAACTATGTAAAACTATTGAACCTCTTGATAAAATACATCATATTGAAATAGCTAAAATATTAAAACTAAACAATATATATTTAAATGAAAATAATAATGGCATTTTTGTAAATCTTAACAAAATATCACTTAGTACATACAATTCTATATTAAGCTATATTAATTTTGTTAAGAAACAAGAAACATATATTAATAAAGATGAAAAATTGAAAAAGGATTTGGAAACAACTTATTTTAAAGATAATAAAGATAATATTACTAACATTGTAAGTAATGTTGTTCACTAAACAGCTATTAAATGCGCCTATTAAATTAGAGGATTTGGAAAGCTATATGTTATATGGCTTAAATGCAAATTCAGCAAATTCAACGAGTTCAACAAATTCAACAAATTCAACAAATTCAACAAATTTAGCTACTTCAACTACTTCAGCAAATTATAATAAAAAATATAATATGTCAATCATTCCTAATATTCCGCTAAGTAGAATAAAAGTAGACTATAGTAAAAAATATAGTAAATACAATGAACCATTTAAGATTACTAATCATAAAAATTTTCAGGATAAATTATTTTGGTTATTTTACAAGCTAATTAATAATTTTGATGATAGTGATTTAGAAATGCTAAATTCTTTTAGTGTTATGAAAGAGTTTAAATTTGGTGTTGTTGAAAAATTGCGAAGTCAAAAAAATAGCTTAAAACATTTCAAAATAAGTAAATCATTTGTAGAAGACGATTTAACAAATAATGAAAAAATCAGTTTTAAAACATTTCATGCCTTATGTATATTACATTTAATAAATGTAATAATTTTACGTTCCAATAATAGTTATTGTGTTTTATGTTGTAATAATGATGAAAAAGTTTATAATTTACAAAATTATAAGGTCTTAAAACTATCAAATGAAAAAATGAGCGCGCAGTTTAATAATTTTGATGTGGAATTACTAAATGGTTCAATCAGCGAAGAAGAATTACAAAGTTATTTATCTAGTTATTTTCATATTGAAAATATTGAAAAACCATTAAAAGCTTTTTCAAGCTATAAGCTGGACGACTTAATAAAAATAGCAGAACAATTACAAATTTCTATATATGATGAAAATGGAAAAAAAAGGAAAAAGCAGGACTACTATGAAAAGATTGTAGTTAAATTAGCTTAATATATTATTCAATATCAACATGAGTAATCATATGTCTTCGGCAACAACTTTTTTTTAAATTAAGCAAATCAAGCACTTCTCCTTCTGGTGTTTTATCCATAAAATCTTTTGTTAAATATACTACTTTATCAACTTCTAGTGATTTATCAATTTTTCGTTTTTGAACTTCGCGTTGATAATATCTATATTTATTACCTAATACTTTGCCGCATGTAAAACATTTAACTGGAATAATCATAGTAAACTATTATTTTATAATATATATAAATAATAGTTTTATATTTCAATTTTTATAAATAATATATACCAATAACTATGAAAATATGCATTATACTATTATAGTATTATACTATTATAGTATTATACTATTATAGTATTATACTATTTATTGTATAATAAGATTAGTAGTTTTATTTTCTTTTTCTTTTTCTTTTTCTTGTTTCTCTTCAAATCCTTCATAAACAGCAAATCTGTTTAATTTTGATGGTTCATTTGATGTCATATTAATGTTAAAGTAGCTTAAAATTATTATACTTAGTAGTACAGCAAATATAATAAAAATTATTGTTTGTGTCATCTTACCAAATCTACTTGCCATAGTAGTATTATATATATAAACTATAAAATATATTATTATAAACTATAAAATATATTATTATAAACTATAAAATATATTATTATAAACTATAAAATATATTATACTATATTTATTATAAAATTGAATTGTTATAATTTTATAACTCTATTTTATAAAATTATCTATGATTCAACATCAAGATTGGCATAGCATTAAATTTACTAGTGCTATACCAAGCACTAATACTAAGAAGGTTGCTTTTAATAAACAACATGTTCCCGAGACTATAGTTAATGATGTTCCTAAACAATTGGGACAATTAATCTCTCAAGCCAGATTAACTCAATTAAAAAATCAAAAGGAATTTGCGGCACTTATTGGAGTATCTCCAATATTGTTAGCACGATGGGAAGCAAATAAAGAAGCACCTAATAATGCACAAATTGCTAATATTGAAAAGCTTACTAAGGTTAAACTTCCTAGGTGCCAAAAAACAGTTGTTAATGAGTAATAAAACTTATTTCCAAGTTTCTTAGGTTATTAGGTTATTAGATTATTATGTTTTTAGGTTCTTAGTGTATTATTTTTTTTGGTTTTTTCTGGCTTTTTGGTTTTTTTTCTTTTTTACCCTTTTTTCCTTTATTACGTAATGTTTTACGACCTTGTCCTAACTTTTTTTCTTTTTCTAGTGCTATTAATCTTAATAATTGTGTATATATTATTTCAGCTATATTAGTTGGAAGATATTCACTAGTTGTTGAAATATTAAATGGCAGTGCTAAGTTGATTTCATTAGTCTTAGGTAAAATATCAAGTTCATTAGGAATAACAGTAACATGATCTGAATATAAATCATCATCATTAATATCATATTTAACATTAAATTTATATAATGCTTTTAGTAATTGGTTATACAACTTATTTTTGTTGAGTGCTCTATATTTTTGTTCTAATTTTTTATCTCTTTCTTGAACTGTTCCACTAATATTCTTACTAATATTTTTAGTATGAACTTCAGTAAATTCTATGAACGCATCTTTAAACGTTTTAATCTTAAATACTTTAGCATTATACATAAATATGTGAGTATCATATAGAGGTTTAGTTAATGGTGTACCTTTAAAGTCACTTAAACTTTCTACAACATTTTGTTTGTCGACTTTAGCAAATGTATTATGGTTCATGGCTTCATAATAATGTTCCATTCTACCAATATTTTTCTTCTTTTCTTTAGTATCTTTTTTTTTACTACTATCTAATAGTGAAGCTATAATCGACTCAATACTAAGTGGTTGAATAATATTAGGTCTTGGATGAGGACTATTTGGTCTCGGTTGAGGAACAATAGTTGCTAATAGTTTGTCTAAAGCTTTCTCGTCACTAGAAACAGAATCGTGTGTTGGAAGCAGTTTAGCGAAACAAAACTGTGGGCTATTTAAGGCTAAACACGCTTGTTGACTAGTTTCTTCTGTGCTAATAAATTTTGGCCTAAGTTCTTCAATGCTATATAATTTTGGGCTGCCTTGCCTAACTAATTTCTCAGCAATAGCATATGATTCTGTAAAACCTCTAACTAAGGTTAGTAAATCGTCTTCTTCCAAACACGCTATTATATAAATACGTATTACACAATTTGACTTATAATATGTATTACAATGTGTTTGAATAACTTCTAAAGCTTCGCTCAGCAAAATTGGACCACATTTATTAATATTGGTATTAGTAGCTGGATTATATTTGTAACCTCTTAATTGTTCTTTATAATAGTTGCTGTATTTTGTATCACAATCATAGGCTTCTGCATGTTCCTTCAATAATATTGAACTACATTCACAATCTTTAGTATTTTTAGCACCAATATCATATATAACTTCTTTTCCTAGTGAATCGGTTTTTCTAAGTGCTTCTGGAATACAATGTAATATACCCGTATAAAATCCTACCGGAAAATTACGTTCGGGTGTTAAAAGCAGTTCAGGAAATTTGTTTGCTTCTCCACGTTGATGACTAAACTTAAAAACAGGATTAATAGATTTTCTTAGTGTTAATTTATGTTTATCTGGATATATATTACATAAAAAATCTGCCTCTGCTTCATAAGCGGCTACACAATTACCTAAATTAGCAAATGTATATAGTTCCACATTTTTTGGTATAGTAATAGCATGATACTTTTTTGTTATTAATGCACTATCACTATATCCAAACTGACTTGTAAGTATAGTTCCGTGCGCATTAATAATGTATGTTGCTGTTGATTCTTCAAATTTTTGAGATTGCTTCATATTATATTATTATGTTATAATAATATAATATATAAACATTATTATTTTACAATGGAAGCAATTTGTAGCCATCACTCGTCTTTGTTATTCTAAATTCGCTGTTTAAATTGTGAATTTTATTATGACAAACTTCACATATATTTATTAAATTGGCTTTATGGTTTTTATTAAATTCGCCATTAATAATTCCATTTTTCGCATTTTTCTGATATTGTAAATGGTGGACTTCTGTTCCTTCAATATTATTACATAATTCACACATTCCGCGCAATTTATTTGCATTATAATGACTTTTTTTTGCCTCTAATACACTAGTAGAACTATGCGTTTTATTATATTTATTTCGAATAGCATATGCCCGTTCAATAAAATCGTCAGGTAAAGCCAGAGATTTACATACTTCTAGTCCATACATAGATTCACCATGTCCATGTCTCAACTTTCTATCATATATTAATGTGTTTTTTTCACGGTCAAATAATACACACATATGATAGGCATCAAGTTTGTCAAGATTTTTAATTTCTTCATATTCCATTATTTCGTGAAAATGTGTCGCAAATAAGAAGGTGCTTTGTATAAAGTGTAATCTCTCTAAACTCGCTACAAAAATACTTAATGCTGATGTAGTTTCTGTTCCGCTACATAATTCATCACCCAAAATAATACTGTTACTATTAGCATTTTTCATAATTGTTCGTAATTCACACATTTCTACAGCAAATGTAGAGAGACCTTTAAAAATATTGTCATTACCCAAAATACGCGTAAATAAATATTCGTATGGATAATATGTAAATTCTTCGCATGGAACATACATTCCAGCTTGAGCCATTATAATGGCTATTCCAATTGACTTAATAAAACTTGTTTTTCCAACAGCATTTGTGCCGTATAATAAAATTCCATGTTTGCTTGTTCCTAGTTCTAAATCGTTTGTTACATATAATTCATGAGCATTTAAATGCTCTATTAAACAATGTCTAAGCTTTTTAAAACTAACATATGACTTTGTTAATAACATAGGGTCGTTTGCAATACGCGGCTTACAATAATTATATTTTAACGCATTATAAGCTTTTACATAACATACATCGCTTAGTGCTACAAATTGAGAGATTGACCCAAGTAATGAACTATGTTTGTTTGTATTTTCTAAAGCATCATCGTTATTAGCTTTATAAAAACTAGCTGATAAATTATTGAACTCTCCAATAATAGATTTATAAGTAGCGCCTAGTTCTTCAATTAGCCAATCTCTTGAGTTTTGTATAGCATGAGTTAAATTGCTAATTTGGCTTGATATTATTACATTATTACTATTATTTGAACCATGGCTTTTAAAATCAATAAGTGTTAAGTCCAGTTCAATAATTTCATTGGTTTTGCTATATTTTGAATTATAACATATACTATACTTTGGTCCAGACTTGTCAATAAGGTTGTCAATTAGTGTTTTTAATAATACTGACCGACGTTTTGTAATAATTAATAGCGCATCGCTTTTGGTTGTTTCATGAATTTTAACATAATTATATGCTAATATTGAAGCACCACTCTCACCCAAATCATTATTTGTTTTTGGATTAGCAAGCAAATCACTATTTTGAACGGGAGTTACTTCGTCGTCGTCCTCATCCTTTTCTTTGTTAACTAGTGTCTTTTTAGCATTTTTCGCCTTGGCACTTTTTGTTGTTACTGAGGCACTAGGTCCAGTCTTTTGTTTCTCATAATCTCTCAACAATTCACATAAAAATTTGACAATTGCATCTAATTGTTCTTGTGAATCAAAACAACTTTTAAATAGTTTATCTAATTTTTTATTATAAGTTTTATTAATAAAGTCAAGCTCACATAGGCTATAACTAACAAACTTATCACAAGTAATGGAAGCAAGTTTATTCAAATCAAACACTTTTTCAATATAGCTATTGAGATAGTTAATGCCAGCACAAATGTCGCAATTTACTAGACTACTAATATATGAATAAAGTAAACTATTAGATTTAGAAGTTCTAATTTTTTCATATAATATTGAAATGTTAGAGAGATTAGCATACAATGTTCCAAAGTCTTTTGGGTCTAACTTATACATATTAAGTTTTCGCTCAAACTTCTCAATATCTCTCACATTTAATAAATAAATGCTAATAATTTTATAAAATTTTGTGTCTATTAATTCTTGTGTTACATCATAACTTGCATTTAAACTAGCAATATTATTTATTGGATGTAATAAATCATAGGCAAATTTGCGCCGCCCTGCGTTTGTAATTGTGTTATTTAAAAAATTAGCTACACATCCTAATTTGCCATTATAGCGCTGGTCGCTAATCATATTTAATTGTTTGAGAGAATGATTTGCTAAAATTAATTGATTGTTAATATTTTCAAAATGCGGATAGTCGATTGCCTTAATTAATGCTGGATTGTGTTTTTCAATAAACACTAACAAAAAACACAAGCTTTGATTGGCTACGCTGTAATTTTGAAATTCAGATTTGCCTCTATAAGAACCTACACCATATATTTTATCTATTAATGTTTCTTGATATAACTGTTTTTCACAATTTTTGGCAATCGTCTCAAAGCTAGTTATATTTGTATTTGTATTTGTATTTGTATTTGTATTTGTATCTTCGTCCTCTAATAAATAAACCTTGTGAATCTTTGCCGAATTAATATTTGCGTAACTAATAACATCATCAATAAAATGACTATTTTGACTATTTTGACTATTTTGACTATTTTGACTATTTTGACTATTTTGACTATTATGACTATTTTTATTAGTAATAATAATTAGTTCGCATGGATTATAAATAGAAATGTATTTTTCCAGTTGGTCATATGTTGTTGGGCTATTGCTATAATTAATAGAGTATTCATAGCTTACAAGCTTTCCTGTAATAATGTCTATTAATGTTAATCCAAGCGTAAGCATGTCTTCTTTAACAATTCTGTTTTTTTTGCTATAGTGTATCCATATACACATTGTATTATTGCTTAAAGATTCATTTGCTCCGCCTTGACTATAATAGTCATTGTTATCAAAATATGTTCCAGGCGAATATATACATCCCAAACTGCGAGTAGTTTTAGAAGCTTGCTTATCTTGAATATACACAACTATTGTGTATCCATGAAGCAACATTTTTCTAACATATTTGTCTAATTGAGTTACTCCAAATCCAGCCATTACAATATTTTGTTCATCAACACAAGTATTTTTATTAGCAATTATCATATCATTAATTTGTGTAAAATCTAGAATATCACTTCCTTCATAAACACCTTCTGCCTTTTTTATAGCATAACATTCGTAAAAACTACCCACCTCCATTAAAACTAATGTTTTTGTGCCGTAAAGTACTTTATAGTGTTTTGTATATTCTAAATATTCTTTTACCAATGTCATAAGATTATTTTATTGATTATCATAATAATTAATAAAATAGCTTTAAATGTTATTGCTTTAAATGTTAAATATTAAATCATTTAAAACGTGCATTTTTTCTATAACGAAAAAACAATGTTAATAGTGCCAAATTTATTATCATACTAACCATGCCTGCCACAATTAGTGAAATATCAAATATAAAATACCCATGTAGCAACCAAAGCAAATTAGTTAGTAAAATGAGTGATAAAGAATACAATGATAAATCTTTTACACTTTTTGTTATATATGTTTAGTATAATTGGGGAAATAATTGGATTGAGTTTACTATTGGTGCTAATGTTGCTATAATAAATGGTATCATTATATATTAACTTTATAAATATTATTACCTAACATATTTAGTTACTTTAGCAAATGAATCTAATACAAATAATATAAATATTCCTAAAAATAAATATAATATTAATTCTTCTGTAATATAATTTGTTTTTTCATTATGTTGTTCTTCTAACAAATGAATTATATATTCTAGTTTGGATAAGAGTTTGTTATTATCATAATTTAGTGAACTACTAGCTTGTGAAGACGGATTATATTTTAAATTATAACTATCATTAAAATTAGAGAAGTCACCAGTTTTTGCTATATTTCCTAATAAGCTAGAATTAAATGAATTGTTATTTGATATAGGATTTTGTCTTAGTCCTTGATTGGGAGTTTGTCCTAATACTTCACTTTGTGCGTTATTTAATTCATTGTTATTAAAAAATACATTATGTGGTATATTGTTTCCAGATTGTCTCATTTTTTGAATCTTCTCTAGTTCGCTATTTAAACTATTTGTTAATGATTTGCTAATACTGTCATCTATGACATTTGCGCTATAGTTATTATTATTACTATATTCCTCGTCTTCTTCATTATTTTCATGTATCTTAGACATTAAATTTCCTAAAGTAGTTATTTTATCCTTTGCTAACTCACTATTTTTTGTGTTAGGATTAGTAGTACTACTAAATTCAACAGATTTTTTATTTTTCAAAGTTTTATTAGAATTTTTAGTTAATTTGGATTCTAATAAATTAGAATTTTCAAGATCAAGTGGAGCCGGATTTAGTTGAATCATATTATTATATTGTTATAAAAAAATAAGATTATATTATTCTCAAAAACTACTAAATAACTCTATTAATAAATATAATAGAATTATTTAGTAAATAACACTATTATATTAATATTTTATTAATATAACAATACTATTTTAAATAATGTTTAAAATGTTAGAAAAATTGAATGAACAATTCAACGTATATTTAAAAAAATATAACTATCTTGCTATGTTAAGTGATTTAAACAAAGATTTAAATAATAATAAACTGCTTGCTGGTATATGTATGATTGCTATGAATATTGGCTCACGATATATTGAATTAAAATTAACAAAAGGTCAAGAACTATTGTTAAAAAATATTGCTCGCGAAGTCCTAATTTTTACAATAGCTTTTATTAATACAAAAGATATTCTTAGTTCTATTATTATTACTATTATTTTTATAATATGTGCAAACTATTTGTTTAATGAAGAATCAAAATATAGTATATTACCAAACAAATATAAACAATTATCTCAAACAACTGCTAATAATGATAAAATTGTTAGTGAATACGAAATTAACAATGCGTATGAAACACTAAAGAAAGCTAAACAGCAAATTAGTAATTATAATAAATTAAATATAATTGAATCTTTTAATAATGTTAGTTATTTTTAATATTAATATTTATATAATATAGTTTAAATAACACTATGCCACCAAAAAAATTAAAGAAAACTTCTGAAGAGGGCTATGAAGTCAATATTGAGTTAAAAGATCAACTCAATAATGTTTTTTATATTGATAATGTTAATGATTCACATTCTATAATGTTAAAAGATGCCTTATTTATCAATACTGAAGCGAGAGCAGTAGAGGAAGCAGAAAATACTGCTGAATCAAGAGTTCCTAAACTATCTACCCCACAAGGCGCAACACATGAACATGTAGCTCAAGCACGAGCAGCAAGAGATGCAGAAGTTGAAAAACTAATGAAAGAACAATTGACAGATAATACTAAAAAAATAATCACTATTTATAGAGATATTTATTATCTTGATAATACAGTTATTCAAGATCTTAAAACAATTTTTAAAAAACATATTGATAAAAAATCAGTTTCTGGTGACGTAAAAAGCAGATATGATGTTGATTATAATGATACACGAGAACCAGTAAGTATTGAAGCTGTAGAAACACTAATGAAAAATACAACCCAGTTGTCAGAACTTCATAAAATTTTTACGAATGAAGACTATTCTAAATCAATTAAAGATAATTTAATACATTTTAACTCGGGAACTAATAGTAGAGTAAAACAACTAAATAGTAGAGATGCTATTACTAGATATATAGTAGATTATCACAAATATATTAATAATAGTAAGAAAACATCTGATTTTGATGATGATGAAAAAATGGATGCCTTAATGTTTTATAATGTAATGTATTTGCTGAAAAATATATATTTGAAAAAACAAACAATTTTAACAAATATTCAAGGAGAACAGTATTATGTTGATGAAATATTATTTTATGATTTACCATACATTCATATGGTTAAAAAAGACTATGATAAGCCAAAAAAAATAAATGTTTACTTAAGAATTAAAACTATTCCTATTATTGATATTCCAATAATTAAAATTCACTATATAGTTGACGATTTAGAACTTCAAAGTCTAAAATTAAGTGCGCCTCGCGAATTTAAACCAGGTGACTTGGATAAAGATTTTGCCAAATATAGTACTATGTATATATTTGATAAGTTTAAATATAAACAAGAAACTGACAGCATGACAGCATTTTTTAATAGTTTAAAAAGTGAGAAAAGAATAGATAAAATACAAGAATTATTTTTCAATGCTGATATTGTAAATAAATATAAAAAAAGATATAACGAACAACATAAGAGACAAAAAAAAGAGAGTGAGAGTGAAACAGATGACACTATAAAATATAACAATATAAATGCAAATATTTTGTATTTGCTTCGTCAAAATTTTAATTTAATAGACAATAAAATTTCAATTGACAACACTTCTATAGATGATACATATATTGCTTATAATATTTCAACTGTAGAAGTACAAAAAGACGGTCGTAATCAACCTAGTGTAGCACTTAAATATCATAGTATTATGACAAATAAAAACTATGAAAACTATGATAATCCAAAAAAGGAAGATATAATAAAAACTATTATAGCTGAGCATTTAAAAAGATATAATGTAAACTATAGTGACAACAATTTTTTTTATACAGACGATAGAACAGATGAACGCTTACGTGCAAAAGTTTATAATATTATTGTTATTTTTAGAACATTTAAGCAAGGTAGTTCTAAAAAATCACCATCGCTAATGAGACGTTATATTGGTGATGAATGTTTATCAAATGCTGTAACATTAGATAGTATATTTTCAAAACTATTTTATAGAACTATTGGTCTTCCTGATAAATATTTATATGACAAGCTTGCTGGACTAGCTAATAGAAGTATCGCTAAAAGCGACACTAAGGGAGACACTAAAGGTGACACTAAAAGTAGTACACCTCTTGTTCCTAATATTCCTGGTCTTCCTAATATTCCTATTCCAACAAAAGGAGGTAAAAAACATAATACAAAAAAGTTTAGGGCAAAAAAACACAATACAAGAAAATATAGGAAAAATAAGTTTAGAACAAAAAAAGTTAGGGCTAAGCTATTTTAACTATATTAACTATTCTAAAAAATAATAATTATATATATTATAAATGCCTAAACTCGATCACGTAATAATAAGACCAAATCTTCGCGCTATTAAAAACGTTTTACCTATAGTTGCTATTTCAAAATTTGTTAAAAAACCTATAAATCTTATATATTTAGCACTTGTTTTAATATTGTTATATGTTATTGTTTATTATGTTTTACCGTCAAATAATTTATTTAAAGAAAATTTTGAAAACGCAAATGTTGATTCTATGTTGTCTGATAACTCAACAAAACTTGTATATTTTTATATGAACGGTTGCGGTCATTGTAAAAATTTTACACCAATTTGGGATGAATTTTGTTCGGCAAATTCTAGTTCTATTAAAACATATAAATTCGAACAGTCACAAGTTCAAGAACAAATCAGTTCTTATTCTATTTCCGGCTTTCCAACAATTTTGCTATTAGATGAAAATAATGCTAAAATAGATGAATATAACGGACAACGAACGGTCGAAGCACTTACTAGCTATGTTAATAGTCGCACTTAAAAAATGTATATAACTTTTATATTAACTATTTTTTATAAAAAAATATAATAAAATATAATAAAATAAAATAAAAAAGTTAATTTATATATAATATGGTATGTAAAATATATAAAACGTGCGACCATGTTCCTTGTGGAGCCACTATGAATAAATGTACTCCTTCTTATTGTTATCCTAATGGTTCAAAAAATTGGAATTATTGTAATATGTCAAATTGGAAACCTCGTCGTTATAAAAAGTATAAATCAAAATGTAGCGATGAAAGTAAATGTATTTTAAAAAAAACTAAAAAATTCAATAATAGTGTTGACGCACTTACATTACATAATAAAATGCCATATATATGGCGGTTTTTAAAACCACAAACACGCAAACATATGGTCCAATTAGCAAAAAAACCCGTTAAGGTTATAAATATACCTTTTACTATTTTTCCACATACTAAGAAAACCAAGACAGACTCGCAATTTATTAAAAGTATGACTAAAAAAAAGAGAGCACGGTTTTATAAATTGCGAAAACGCTATAAAACTATATAACTTTGCTAATAAAAATTGATAAGCTAATTAATATTATTGGTTTTTACATAATAATATTAATTTATACTTCATAATAGTAACATGCTTGTTAAATTAAATGATTTAATTTTGGTAAAAATTGTATCGCGACCATCAAAAGTATGTAAAACTCCATATGTTGCTGACGTACAACTTGAAGATGGAACAATCGTTCAAGCTCATTGTGCTTCTCTCGGTTGCTGTGGACTATGTGAAAAAGATTGCTATGTTTATGCATCACCTATGAAGTCTAATTGTGTTCAATCAAAATCTAAAGTTTGTTCTTATAAAATTTATTTGTCTAATTTTTGTGAAGAAAAAGTTATTGCTAATCAACACATTAGTAATAAACAACTTATTGGAATCGATCCTAAACTAGCCGAAACATTGGTTGAAAATGCACTAACACAAAATTATTTAAAAACATTAACACACATTAAGACCTATAAACGCGAAGTTTGTTTACTTAATTCACGGTTTGATTTTGCAGGAATTGATGAGAACGGGAAGTATTTTGTATTAGAAGTTAAAAATGTTCCATTAGCTGATTACGCCGATGTGTCTAGCACAGAACGCAAAAAGATGGTTAAAAACGGTGACTTTGCTAATTTAGATATTAATAAAAAAATCTCATATTTTCCTGATGGCTACAGGAAAAAGAAAGGCGAGGTTGTAAGCGAACGCGCATTAAAACATATTAATGAATTGGCTGAAATTAGTCATTCAAAAATCATTAGACCAATTATTTGTTTTGTTATTCAACGAACTGATGTTTCCAGTTTTCAAGCTTCACTATTAGACCCAATTTATAAGGCGGCTTTTAATGATGCTATAAGTCAAGGTGTAGAAGTTATTGTATTGGTTGTTTCGTGGAATACGCAAGGAGAAGCTAGTTTTGTAACTTGTGAGTTGCCAGTAAATTATTAAGCATTACTTAAATGTTATTTAAGTAATACTTAAATAACACTTAAATGTTAATAAACATTAGTACACATTATTATTATAACTTTTTTTTATAAAATTGATATAACATTTTTTTATTATAAAAATAACAATTTATAATTAATTAACACTATGGACTATAGTCAATTATCAAAAGAACTAACAAGCAAATTATCAAAAACACTAAAACAAAGCGGAGGCATATATTTTACACCTCCTTCTGTTATAGCAGACAACATAAAGTTACTAGAACCATATATGAACAATATTAAGTCTGTATTAGAACCTTCGTGTGGTTCGTGTGAATATATTAACGCATTATTAAAGAATTATAAGCATTTACAAATCACAGGGCTAGAATTAAACAGCACAATATATGACTCCATTAAAGACCTAAATTGTGCCAATGTAAAATTATATAACAGCGACTATTTAAAATATGAGACTAGCGAAACTTATGATTTAATTATTGGTAATCCACCTTATTTTGTGATGAAAAAAGAAAATGTTGCTAAAAATTATTATAAGTATTTTGAAGGGAGACCTAATATTTTCATATTATTTATTATTAAATCTATAACATTAGTAAAAGAAAACGGGCTAATAAGTTTTGTATTACCTAAAAACTTTTTGAGTTGTTTATATTATGATAAAACAAGAAGCTATATTAACTCGTTATTTGAAATTTTAACTATTGTTGAATGTGTTAAGGCGCATTATATTGAAACCCAACAACCCACAATATTATTAATTATTAGAAAGCGGGCTTTAGCTGGCGCTTTAAATTGCGATTTAAATATTATAAATAATGACTTAAAGCCCATTACGAACCCCGATTTTGTATTAACATACTCTAACTATACGCTATTTGCTAGTAAAACTAATTGTAGCAAGTTGAAAAATTTACTTCTAAATTGTTCTTCATTAGAACAATTAGGATTTAAAGTTAGTGTAGGGACAGTAGTATGGAATCAATGTAAAGATTTGCTTACCACTGATAGCTCATATACACGCTTATTATATAGCTCGTGTATTGAAAATAATAGTCTATGTCTTCAAAATTCTAAAAATGGTGAAAAGAAAAATTATATTAAGAAAAAAGGTCTCAAGCATCCTATGCTTGTTGTAAATCGGGGTTATGGTGTAGGAAACTATAAGTTTAATTATTGTTTAATCAATACAGACTATGACTATTTAGTAGAAAATCATTTAATAACAATTGAATATACTAAAACGCAGGACTTATCTAAAGAAGACTTGTTAAAACACTATCAAAAAATTATTGCCTCTTTAGAAAATAGTAAAACTAGCGAATTTGTGGAACTCTATTTTGGTAATAGTGCTATTAATAGCAGTGAATTAAGCAAAATTGTGCCTATTTACTTAAATCAACCCGAAGATATTTGAAAAGCAGGAAGTGCGATTCCGTTTCCATTCTTCCATCGTATTAAAGCATAGATTTTTTTTCCGCTTTTACTAATACATTCATAGCTATTTGAATGTTTAATTACATCTATTAACATATAATCGTCGCTATTAATAATTTGCTTTATAAATGTATTGTTTGTATAAAGCATATAAATCTTGTTTGCTTGTGACGTTTGTAAATAATTAGATAACATAGCAATGTTTAGTTCGTTGGACTTAATAAATTCACATATGCTTATGCTAGACAATTCTTTAGCATAATTATAAAAGTCTATATGTTCTTGATTACCCGTAAATTTACTACTAGAGCGACAACCTTTATAATATAAGTCTTGATAATGAGTCATACATTTTGGCTTATTACTATGAACGTGTTTCAAATATTCTTCTTTAGGTGGCATTTTCAAATTACCCTTAAGCGCCAATTTAGTAAGATAGTTAGTATAATAAAATTCTTCATAACTAGAACTTAAATAGCGGCTCGGTTTCATAGGCGAAACAAATTGTGGTGCTTTGTCTAGCGATGACGCATTAAATTTAAATTCGACTTTATATTCATCATAAGTGTCTTGAGTATAATATAGTTTAATTAAGAAATCATAATTATTTGCGCGTCCTGCCTTGTTTTTACAGTCAACTTTAATATAACATTTAGTGCTTAAGCTATTAATATAGTTGCTAAGATTGTATTTCATAGTTAGCCATTTTGCCAAAACAAAGTAATTTTCAGGAACTTTATTGTTTATTAATGCTCCAATAATATGCTCACGTAGCTTATTATTTTTATCATTGCTACATCTTGACGACACATTAAAGGCATTAATACTTTTTACACTAAGAATCACTTTATTATAAGTAAATGGGCTAAATGGTTTTAGTCCAAATAACGATTTTAAATTGTTTAGTGATGAACAAGACATAATGTTGTTAACTCTTAAGTTTATAACTCTTAAGTTTATAAATTAGTAATACTCAATTTTTTTATATGAAAACGAATATATATATTAAAAGCATTTAAAAACAAAAAATTAAAAATTATGATTACTATGTTTAACATTATAGCATTAACATTAGCATCAGCATATGCTTTACCATCAATTAATAAAGTTTATAGTGTAGTGCTTGTATTTCCATTATTAGGTAATCAAAATATTGAATTTGAACGATTAAAGAAAAATACTTCCCAAGTTAGATTAAGTGGATTAATTAATTGTAAAGGTTATATTTATAATGATGCTAACTATGAAAAAAAAACGTGTATGAACTACGAGTTAGACAACTCTCTTAAAAATATTATGAATAAATATAGATGTTCAATTGAAGCACCATATTATGATGCTAACAACGATATAATTTTATTTGTATTAAAAATAAACATGCTTGGATTAACAAAAAGTGTTAAATTGCTTAGTGTTGTCTAAAGTTATTAGTCCAATTCTACATCCATACATTTAGCATAATGATTATTAATAAGCTCTGCTTTTATAGCATAATTAGTGTGTTCTTCTTCGCTCAAATCTTTCCACCTTTAACCCAATTGAGTCATCAAATCAAGGTCAAGTTTAGAAGACGGACTACCAAGGTTTATTTTCCATATTTTCAGCAACCTTAATCTTACGCACATACAAAATATAACTACTAATAACATTATAAGGCATAGTTATTTCTTCTTTCTTCTTTCTATATTAAATAAGAAATAGCAATGTTAGTATTCAATTTTTTGTGACCCTAAAGCATTTATAAAAATTATTTAAAGTTATATAAAAAGTTTTTATAGATGAAGTATGTCTACACATAATACATACAAATATGTTGTTCTTATTACATGTAATGTAATAAATGTTATTTATCATTTACCTCAAATTATAAAAACATATAAGACACAATCTGTAACAGACTTTGATCCTTATTATTTATTTTTAGGCAATCTTCATAGTTTTTGTTGGGTGTTATATGGAATAGAAGATAATAATGGACTAATGATATTTAATAGCTGTGTTTCAATGTTTTCTATTTCTTTTGTAAGTTATTATAAAGTTCGCAATTATATTAGAGAACGTAATAGCCTTAAAAGCATTAAAGAAAGTAGAGTTGATGTTATTACTGTAACTTGTGAATAAAGAAACTTTTATATTATATACTATTTTATTATATTATATATAATAGTATATGGAAGTAACTAATATTATTAATGAAATAATATCCGGATTTACAATTGCTTTAGTGTTAATTCCAGAAAGTATTGCATTTTCATTATTATTAGGGTTTCCTCCGTCAGTAGGATTAATTTCTAGTGCAATTATGTCATCAATAACCTCACTATTTGGAGGCTGCCCCACTCTTATATCTGGAGCTACTGGAGCAATAGCAACATCGTTGCTTGGTGTAAAAACATTATATGGAACTCAATATGTATTTTTAACAGCTATTATTGGTGGAATTATTCAACTATTATTTGGAATTAGTGGATACTATAAATATTTTTCAAACATTAGTCAACCACTTATGACTGGATTTTTAATAGCATTAGGTGTTTTAATAGCCAAATCACTAATTAAAAATTTTAAATACCCTAATAGTGGAGAATGGTTTAAAGATAGTGATAACTATAAATTAACAGGAACACTATTATTCTCTCTTATTAGTCTTTTCATTACTGTGTTTGGTAAATTTATGTATAATTTGTCATATAAAACAAAAAGTATTAAAATTAATATTCCAGGAGCACTAAGTGCTATTATATTATTAAGCATATTATATTATATTATGCCTATTAAAGAAACAATTGAACTTGTAGGTACAAGAGGTAGCACTAAAATAAATAATATTGCTTTTAATATTCCAAATGTAGAATTAACAAGCGAAAATATTTTAAAAGTCCTACCTTTTGCTCTTGCAATGGCTATAACTGGGTTAACTGAGACTATTTTTATGGTTGATGATACAAGTAAAAAACTTAACATTATTAGTAGTCCGTTAATAGAAACATTAGCACAAGGTGTTGGAAATATAATATCTGGATTATGCGGTGGATTTGGAGGCTGTGTATTTGTTGGGCTAAGTAAATATAATGTGGAAAATGGCTCTAAAACACGACTATCTTCACGAGCAACTAGTTTGTTTTTTATAGCACTAACATTAATGTTTTCAAGCACTATTAACAAAATACCAATGCCCGCAATTATTGGTATTATGATTATGATTGCATTTAAAACTGCCACAGCCAATTATGACTATTTAATAAAGAATTTCAAAAGCGAATGGTTAATAATTCTTTTAACAGCCAGTTTAGGTATTTATAGTGAAAGTCTTGCTTTGGCAATTATTGTGGGTTTCATAGTTCAACGAGTAATAAAATCTATTAAAAGCATTTAAGCATTATATACCAAATAAGCTAAAAACAATCCAAAAAAGTTTTTAGAAAACACATCTAAAATATTATAAGAAGCGTTTTTAATCTTATTCTTATATAATGCGGCAACACCGTAAAGAGACCAAATAAATAACATTAAATAAAATATTAAATAATTAGCACTATTATTTTTAACATAATAAACAAACATTTTTAAAAAGAGTAAACCTAAAAACAAGAATCCAAAAATTGTTGAAATTGTTAATGATATAAGCTTTAATTCTTGTAAATAGCCTAAAAACAACATATTTAAATTATAAAACAACAATTCACTAATTTTTTGTATATCTGTTTTTATAAAATTATATAAACTTGAAGCAGCACTAGCATAAGCACTTAGTCCATACAATTTAGTATTATTATAATGAAAATATGCGACTGTTGATATAATCATTAATGGTGTTGAGAAAAACCAATCATAATATCTATACTTTGCTATATCTTCTTTATCCACATTTTTGGTGTAAAAATAAATAAACCATATATAAAATGACCCTTCTATAATTTGGACGGCATTTTCTAAAATTAGTGCCTCTCTTATTAATCTATTAGACGATGAAGCATTTGTAAAAAAAACAACAACTAATCCAAGCATTAGCGTTATTATTTGAACATAAAAAGATAAGTGTAGACTGTCTTTTACAATAAAGTCATTGTTCATTATTATTTATAAATAGTATACATTAAAATTTAAATTAACATTAAAATTTAAATTAACATTAAAATAAAAAAATATACATAGCAGAAATAAGATGTTTACAACAATCATAAACTTTGTAACATTTCATGATTTTCGGTTTTAAAGTTTGTAATTAAGTCGTGTGGAATTTCCGCAAATGAAACCAATTTTCTGTTTAGTTCATATTTTTCACGCGCTCCAGCTTCTTTTAAAAGTGCCTGATTAAACGCTTCCTTATCCACATAATACTTTTCGCAAGTTTTTGGTCCGCATTTTTTAAAAACAGGATTAATGTTATCCGACTTATCACCTAGCACAATTTTATAAAATAAGTTTTTCTCAGGTTCTTCAAACACTTTTTTTGCTTCTTTCAAAAATTTATACTGAAAATTAATAATTTCAGTTTGCTCGTCAAGGAGCTGTAAATAATCATGGTCATTTGCTATAATATAGATTTTAGAATCAGGATATTTTGCGCGTAAATCTTGTTTAACAATTGCAATAATATCATCCGCTTCCAAATTAGGAAACTGGAAAATATGATTTACACCAGCTTCAAATAATTTTTGGTTATTATTTTGATAAATAAATTTGAAAAATGGTGCACCATTAAAGCTATTATCTTGTGGTCGTGATCCTTTATAATCTTCATAAAATTTATTTCTCCAAATGTCCTTTCTTGGACAGTCGCGCACAGCTATAATAGTAGGACACATAATAGTCTTACTTTGTCCCTTAATTCTTTCTTTATGTAGCTTTAGTTTTTTTTTAAATAAAGTCAATGACTCTAAAAAGGTTTTTGTGAATTTTTCCAAAAACTCTTCATTTTCAATATGATTTTCGGGCAATGGTTGTTCTGTTTTGGCATGATTCCACCATTGTAAAATAGCATAATATCTGTAAAAGATCCAATAACTGGTATCAACCAATATAAATGTTTTAGGTTGTTCCATGAGGCTTGAACTAGTGTATATACTTTAACTTTAAAACTTTAATTCAATTTTTTGTATAGTAAAAAAAAATTGACTATTTAAATTTTTTAACATATTAAAAGTATTCCACTATTTGTGTGCTATACAAAAAATGAGCTTTAACGGAGCGTTTGTGCCTATTTTGGTTTTCATTCTTCTCTTGTTGCTCTTGACGTCTTCAATGTTTCCTTCTGCTTTTCTGTGTGCACTATTGTTGTTCTCATGTCCTATCATCTTCATTGCTCTTGAACTAGTGGCGGATGCTGTTGGGTTAGTTGGAACTGCCATTTGTTTTGGTTGCCTGTATGTTTACTTTGCATAGTAAAGATAGTAAACATAATATAAGATTATAGGGAAAACCGCACAAAAAAATTGAATCTTTTTTTTTCTTTAAGTCATTTTTACTATATTCTAAATTAGTTATGTTAGAACTTAAATGCTTAATATTGAGTCTTTTTATTCTTCTCTTGTTTGTGTTGCCACCTTCATTGTTTCGTCATGCTTTTCTATGTGCGCTATTAATGTATATTGTATTAGTTATTGAACTAGTAATAAGGGTTATTAGGTTTCAAGAGCATGCTAGTTGTTTTGGTTGCATGTAAAGTTATTTTGCTTATAAAACAAAAAATTGAACTGTTTTTTTCTTTAACTATTATTACTTCATAATGTTAGAAGTTCAATTGACTATGTTAGGACTTCTTATTCTAAAAAGTATTCTCTCGCTTATTGAAGTCATTTGTATACAAATAATATGCTTATTTAAATCGTATTATATTCCTACTACAAATGTGAATTTTGCTATTAACTATGAAAAAAATTATTCACATATTAACGACTATAATAACATTATGTTTTATGTATAAATTAATCACAATCCACAAATGTTTCATTATCAATTTCTTCACATTTTAATTTGGCATTTTCGGCAATTAACTTCTTATTAATAGTAATTAATTTAGCATTAAAATATAATTGTTTAGCATTGTCCTCAATAAGTTTGGTGTTTTCTTCAATAAGTTTGCTAGTCTTTTCACCTGCCTTTTTTATTTCCCATTTTAAGTCAATAACTTCATTGGTTGTTTTAAGTGCATCTTGCTTTAATTTGTCAACATTAACCAACAAATTAGCTCTTTCACTTGTTAACTGTGAAACATAGCATTTTAAAGAGCGCATTTCTTTAGTTAATATGTTAATAATATCTTCTGACGAACTACAATGTCCATAAGTTTGAATGTGGTCTTTTTGAACTTGCGTTTTCCATAAATTATGTTTTTGTGTGTTAAAATGAGTTCGCACCCAATTTGATGTAATATCAAATACTTTATCTTTACTAGAACACGGACACCTAATTACTTTTTCACTAAATTCGTTCTTTAATTCTTGGTATGTTTTATCTCTCAACCCTTCTGTTTTAACATCATAAATTAATGAATATTCTGGAATAACAGCAATAGTCGTGCTATTATCATTAGTATAAGACATATTATTAATGTTTTAATAATATTTTCAATATAAAAAAAAAGAATTCAATTTTTTATATTGAAAAAGTTGTTAAAACATTAATGTTTAAAATTTACGATATAAATACGCAACAAAAACATTAGCTATAAGAGCACCAACAAGCCCATACATAAATGATACAGCTGCTAAATACTTCTCATAAGCATCTTGTGCTCGTTGTTCGACTATGTCTAAATAATCAGCTTCGCATTTAAGTTGGTTTTGCATAAGTTCAGTTTTGTCTAAAGGTGTTGCTTCGCTTGGTGTCGCTTCGCTTAGGGTCGTTTCACTTGGTCTCGTTTCACTTAGTGTCGCTTCGCTTACAATTGCCTTCACTACCTCACAAATTAGCGAATCAATTTTATCTCGTTGTTCATTAACTTTTAATTGTGCTTTGGCCCATTTCCAAGAAATAACATTATTAAAATTGCTTGTTCCCAATTCTTCATTTGTTTCAATAATTTCGGTTAGCATTTTTTTACCACCACCAAGTGACGAACACATAATTTGCCGCGTTAAATCATCATCCGCACATTTGGAAGTGATCATATTACAAATATGATTGACAAGCTCTTTGGTGTTTATAATCGCATTACGTTCTTCAATAATAGTAGAATCAATAGTACAATATTTTTTACAAATATTGTACAGTGTGCTATTTAAAGCTGACATAATTATAATAAATATTAGTTTTGTTGTTTTAAATCAATTCAATTTTTATTTTATATTTTATATTTTATGAATCTCTCAATATAAAGTTGTTAGTATTAAATAAAATTGAGTTAGTTTAATATATTATTACTTTAATATATTACAAAAACAATGTCTAGCATTTGCCTCGATCGTTCTATTGATTACACTGTGTTCAAGGGAAAGTCGTGGCAAGAAAAGATGAATAATTGTAATGAGTGCTACTGTTGTGAGCGTCATAATATAAACAGACCTCGTTATGTGTTGCCTACTGTTCACGAGTTTGATGCCATTGATGTATTGGATAGTACTACAGAAGTGTGGCGACTGGGGTTGTGTAAGTGTAAGTGTCGGTTTTTGGCGCGGCGAATGTGTGAAGAGGCTAATTGTGACATTATGTGTGCTTCGCCTAGTCCAAGTGAGTTACCTATGCCTCCACAAAAGTGGTTGAAAAAAACACCACATTATGACTTGAGCCTTCTTGATTGGGCAACAGAACAAGCAATAGAAGTTCATTGGAAAAACCAAGTCAAAGCATGCCAATATGCGATTTTCCATATATGTTAAATAAGTGGGTCGTGTTTGTAATGCATGTTTTTTTTGTTAAATAAAATTGCATAAATAAAATTGAACTGCCTTATTTAAACTTTAAAGACGATATAAAGCACTATAAACAATACACAAGGCACAAGCTATTATGAATGCTACTTCCTCCAGCGTATTAGTAAATTCATTTTTCCCGCCACAAAATGATAAAAATAATAGTGCTATTATAACAATGGACGTATTTTATATTGGAACAATTATTGGGCTAATTGGAGCGTTACTAGTTGCTCTTATTAGAATTCACTATTTATATCATAAAAGACACGTTCAGTCGAGCAAAGTTAATATAGTCTTTGAAAATAATACTAAGGTTCATGAGTTGGTAAAGACTAACATTGAACTAAGTGTATAATAATTAGAAATAGAATTTTTAAGTATTATATTTTTTTTAGAGAGATTATAATATACTATAATTACAATATGTATAAAAGAGTTCTTGTATTATGTCAACGTAAAGTTAGTAAACTTACAAAAGATAGAGAAAAAGTGGAAAGTGTAGTATCGCTTATTGATGAATATATAGCATTAAACACTCCCGTCGGCACTCATGAAGATATTCGTGTAAAAGTTGAATATTTGACATACCATTCTTTTGAGCCACAACATGCTTATGCCGATCATATATTTCTTCTCTCTCGAACACAACAATATGGTCATGAGTCTAATCTTACAGAAAAAGAAGTAGATTTAGAGAATTTTATTAAAGAACATAACAACACTTATGATGTTATTATTTTAAATACTTGCCCGCTACCATGGTTAGACTATAATCTAATACATCAAGTATTAAAATCAGATGGTGTTTTAGTAGTAAAACTTTTTGGAAATCCAGAAAGCTCCCCAAGTAAAGAAAAGGATAAAAGTGTAGTAAATAATATTAAAAAAAATACACAAAATATACCATCACACTTATTTACTAAACTAGACGGCCAGTTTTCAGGGCATTATACTTACAAAAAAATAGAAACACAAGCACAAGGAAGAAAGTTAAAAACAACAAAAAGAAAAAGACAAAAAAATAAACAAGTTAATAGGAGACAAAACATAAAAACAAGAAGAAAGCAAAAAAAGCAAAAAAAGCAAAAAAAGCAAAAAATGCAAAAAATGCAAAAAATGCAAAATAAAATAAATTAAAAAGTTATAAAAGCCACAAATGGTATTTATGGTATTTCCAATAATCTATGAATGCTAGTTAAGTTATTAAACAATTTCATTTGACAAGCCGAGACATCTTTTGACAATTTTTTTCCAAAACTATTTACATTTACCATGCACAATACTAATTTGTGAAATTCTTCTGTAAAGTTCAAATTATAGTTTTTAAATATTTTACAAACGTCAGCTATTAGTTTTGGACTTATTTCATTATGTTCACATAATTCTATAGTGACACATAATTCTTTTTTTAATGCTTCTTTAGTTAATTGGGACATAGCATTAAATCTCTCTTTTTCTTCAATAACATTGTGCAAAACTGTAAAAATTTGGCTATAATCATTATTTATTAATACTTCATTCAAGAAAATATAGTATGCATTTTGATTTAATTTATTTGGAAAACACGTAAGACCAAAATCTATAACTCCCATTTGATATTTTGGCGTGTAATCGTTAGTACATTCATTTATATAAAAAAACACATTTCCACAATGTAAGTCGCAATGAATAGCTGAATAATTTAAAATACCCAATATTCCAAATTTTATATATATATAAGCAAATTCTTCTTTAATAGCATCGTCCATAGTTTCTAAACTCTTAAGAGTTAATCCTTTTATATTTTCCATTACTAAAAGTTGATTATAGCGTTGAGTAATATTTTTGTAGACCTTAGGAAATCTGTATTCTTTATTATTTTTGTATTTTTCGGCAAATCTCTCTAGCGCATATGCTTCTTTCATAAAATCTATTTGTTGAAGCATTAGTTCTTTATTGTCTAAAACTAGTTTGGTTATGTTAAAAGACTTAATATATGGAATAAGTTTACACACATACGATATATATGTTAAGTCATCAAATAAATCTCTCAACTCATTAATTATATTACGTTTTAACATTTTAACAACTACCTTTGTATTGGAGCTATCATATCCGTCAAATACTAGTCCAACTATTCCACTGTTTATAGGTATTGCACTTACCACACTAATATTATAAGTTTCGTGTAAATCACTTAATAATTTATAGTCAATACAATCACTACTATATGGAACATTATCACAATAGTTGATTAAATAATCCTTTTCATCATCATATAATAAATCTTCATTTAAAGCTAATGATTGAAATATTTTTATATATACGCTATTTAGTTTTTCCAATTTAATGCATAATGCTTTTATTAGACTCAATCTAGATTGAGGTTGCTGTCTAAATAAATAAATAGTTAGCATTTTATTAACATAAAAGTGCGTAAGTGTATATGTTAATACACTTACTAATTTTATAATGCGATAATAAACACTAATATGTTTGCTATATTTTTTTAATAAACTATACATATTAAATATACTTAATTTATATTTTTTATATTTTTATATTTTTTATATTTTTTATATTTTTTATATTTTTTATATTTTTTATATTTTTATATTTTTTATATTTTTATATTTTTTATATTTTTTATATTTTAAAATATAAAAAAAAACTTATTTTATGTAAATAAAATCTAGCTTACACTAATAAAATAATTTTTAAGATTATAAAACATCTTTTTAAACATTAATCCAACTAGATTTTCCATATATAGTGGTAAATCATCGTCAACAATAACTTGAAAATCTATATTAAATTTAACGCTTGAAACATCATTATTATCATTATAAACATTTATTTGAGTTTTGCCATAATTATATATTAGTGCTTCATAATTAGAATTAATTATATTAAGTTGTTTTAAATAGTCTTCTTTTAATTTTTCACATATTAATTTTACATCTTTGTTATAAAAGGTAACCGAATTGTTTAACTTATTCAGTATTTTAGTGCTTCTAAATAGCATAAATTTTTGTTTTATGCCAATTTCTTTGGCAATATGATTTATTAATATACATATATCTGCTTCATTGTCTGTTTTATTGATTATAATTATTTTTTCTATTAGCTCTTTATTTTGTGCTTCTAATAAATCATATATTTCAAAACCAGTAAGACTAGCTACATTTGTATTTGGAACCTGAATAGTAAATGCTAAATTATAGCTTCGTGTGTTAAAGTTAAAGCTTTTAATTTCAGACAATAACATATCTCCTTTAGCACATATTAGCTTCGGTTGAAACCTATTTTCTTCACAATAACTCATGTTAAATATAATAAATAGTTAGTATTTAAATACTTACTTTTTATAGTTTCAAAATAATATAGTACTCCGGCACTAATTAAGAAAAGAATAGTCATAGCTACATTATATTCATAATTTGTCATTTTTAACGAATTATTATATAATTTAAATCCACTATTATAATTCATAACATATAATAGCACTAATGCTATATAGCTAGTAATATATGAATAGTTTGTACTTATAGAGTTAGCAATAAAGCCTTTAACATAATATAATGCTAAAAGTGCAAAAACTATATGCCAAGTTATGGCAAAAGACGCCATAGCTGGGAAAAAGCTTGTTTCCTCATACGGAACATAACGTTTCCATATATTAAAAATAAAATTGTTGTATTTTTCATTAAACTCACGCGATGCTAATACATCAAATTTTAATAATAAAGAATAAGCCGCAATAAACAATACTGAAATAAATGCTCCAAAAGAAAAATATATTAATACATCATAACATTTATGTAATCTAGTTGCTATAAGTGTTGCTACTAATAACGTAGTTACTTGAACACAAAAAAATAAATGTAGTTTTATAATTTTTTGAAGCAATGTTCTTTTTGGTTTTAAGTCACTGCGCTTTAAGTCATTTTCATTTATAGTTTGTTGTTCCTTTAAGTCGCTACTCTTTAAGTCATTTTCATTTGTATTTTGTTGCGGCTTTAAGTCGCTACTCTTTAAATCGTTTTCATTACTATTATATGAACTATCAATACTAGTCATTAGCAAACAAATAAAGTATTATGTTAAAATAGTAATATAATTTTAACATAAAACACACAATAAATAATTAATTTTTATAATAATATAGTTTGCTTAATATTTTTAATCCAATAATATAATCAATAATATCATTTGTATTAAACTCTTTATTAAAAAAGGGTTCTTTAAATACTTTATATTCAAAATAATGTAAAAACTTCTTCTCTCCTCGCAACTGAATTATATTTGTATAATAATTTATGAATTCAAACAGTTTAGATTTTAAAAGTAAGCTATAACTACTTAGTTTATATGATACAATACGATTTAAACTGTTTTTTTCATCTGTGTAAAATAGATTCTCTTTTGCTCTATATTTATTATAATTAATAAAATTGTGATGTATTAAATCAATATGACTATATATTTTAGATTTTAGTGTTTTTTTTATTGCTTTTTTAGATATTAAGTATGCCGCTGCGCTTATTGAACCAATATGAGTGCTATAAGTTTCTGTTGTTGGCATAATGCCATCACTATGAAGCTGAATAATTTCCCAATTACTATCCAAAATTTGTATATCATATAATGTTTTATTTAATTTTTCATAAAACTCGTCTTTATCATATAACGGAAAAACATCGTCTTCCATTATAAGAAAATAATTAGGATTGTCATGTTTATGCGTTTTTTTCTTTTTTATATAGTTTTTATATATATATTTACAACACATTATATGACTTAAAGCACACCCAATTACGGATTTTGGTGTATAATTTAAGGCAAAATTAGATACGTATTTTTTATAACTAGTTTTAAAATGTTCGTCTTTTAAAGCATTTACTCCACTAAATCTCTCACTAACTAATCCTAATTTTAATAATTGTGCTGCTTGTTTAATATAATTACTTTCATAATCATCTAAATTTATTGTAAAAGATTTTAGATTAGTATAACCATATTTTATTACATAATTTGGACTATTATATTTAGTCATAAGTTAATAATACTAATTTCATACTTTTATATAAATATAGTTTATAATGTTTATAATGTTTATAATGTTTATAATGTTTATAAATAGCACTATTTAAATATCTAAGCTTACTATATTTTTATCACTTTTTTGCCTTCGTTTTGATTTTGTCGGTATTCTTGCGTTAGTTAAATCTTTAAAATCATCTATACTAATAGTGCTTGACTCATTAGCATTAGCATTTGTGTCTGTTTGTTTAGCTTTTAAACCATTTAATAATGATGATATGCTTTGACTTTGGCTTTGACTTTGAGGAGTTGTTATACTTGGACCTCTCATTTCTGGTCGGGTTATTCTCTCTTGTTCATATGGATTTGCTTCATTTTTTGTTATTTCAATTCCCCGTGCTGAATTAATATCAGGACGATTTACTAAATTAGGCATGCGTTGGCTACGCTCTGGCAATTTAGTTTCAACAGACATTGGTGGAGGACCTGAGTTTACATTTGGAGGCATAGTGCTTCCAAATCCGGGAGTATAGCCGTTATTATTATTTGATGTGCCATTGTTTCCAGCAAAAAGTCCATTCATAAATCCACCAAATCCAGGATTAGTTTGCCCCATTGTATTAACAGCAGCTTGTGTAAATTGTTTCATTAATTCGGGATTTTGTCTCATAATATCATCCATGCCTGGCATTGATGATTTAAATAATGTATTAGACATATGAACCATTACAGCAGAACCACCTAATTGAAACAATAATTTTAATTCGGGAGACATTTTTGCCTTGGACTTATATTTTTCGTGTAATTCGGCAAAAATATCATCATAATCATCTATATTTTCATTAATTTGTTCTCCCCACCCATCTAATTTTATATCAAATGGGTCAAATTTGCTATTTAAAAATTCTAATCCCGTTATACAAGCCATCATCATTTTGCCTTGAAACTTAATTGCATTTGATTTCTCTTTTTCCGCAATAATTGTTTCATATTCACCAATCATTTCATCTAAATCAGACTCCATAGTATACCGTTTAGACAAACTAACGCCTTTTTTTTCTAGTTCATCTAACTTGCGAACATATTTGAATTTTTCACGCAGCTCTTCTTCCTTTGTTAGTTGTGGTTTTTGTTGAGCTTGTTCTAAATTTATTGGAATGTTATTAAATTTACCATATCCATCCCACGTTTTTGTTTCATTCATATTTGCCGTTGATTTGCCTAAATTATTTGTATCAGAGTCAATATTTTGCGTAACAGGTTTAATATTTTCACCATCTACTTTGCTTGAACCAAATAAATCACCAAATATTGATTTTTTTGTTGTAGTGCTTTGTCCGTATTTTATTTCTTTTTTAGTGTCACTGTCTTTGTCTTGATAAAATGGTTTTTCTGGTTCTTTGGTTTGTTCGGTGTCGCTTATGTTAGATGCTAGATTATTTAATTCACTCTCTAAATTTGTAATATCTTCAATATCAATTGACGAGCTCGCTTTTTTGTCATTTTTATTTTTAACATTCATTAACAGCTCAATACCTCCACCAAAATTTGAGGTTGGCTTGTTTTTAACTATGTCATCATCATTATCTAATGATTCATCAAACTTAAAATCCGGAATGCTAAAGCTATCAATATTTAAAATATCTGGCTCTATTTCAACTATTTCCATTAATCCTATTATGATTTAAATAGAAGTTTAATTTTTAAATACTCCGCAAACAATATTAATATAATTAATTTAATTGTTATTTTATTTAATTTTATTTAATTATTAATATTTATATAATAATAAGCTTGTAAAAAACAGTCAGCTAAGTCATCTTTTTTTAAATGACTGGAAAAAAAAGATAGCTCGTTATTCATATTATATTTTTTCAATACTTCTTTTGTATGAAAAATACTTAATTTTTTCCGTTGGGCGTAATTAATTTTACTAGTATTAACGCTTATTGTGTCGCTTTTATCTTTTAAAAAAGATTTCAATTTATTAGTTGCAGAAATAAAGTATATATTATAATTGTTAGAATTTATAAAGTATTGCGCTATCATACCTTGAATTGTTTTCATACGATTTGCAATTGGACTAATTTGGTTTTCTAAGATTATTTTATCCAATGTTAATATATTATAGTCTTTAAATAGTTCATTTAATCGATCCTTAATATTGATTCCAATATGAACTAAGTTTATGGTATTTGCACTGACGCTTTGAACAGCTTCTAAGCAGTGTTCATTTAAATGAGTTTCTAATAAAGCTAATATACTAGATTTATTGCTAGATTTATTACTAGATTTATTACTAGATTTATTGCTAGATTTATTACTAGATTTATTGCTAGGTTCGCTAGGTTCATTACTAACTAGTTTATATTCGTTTGCTAGTTCACTAAGCTTTTTAAGTGATAGTTTATGTAATGTTTTAATATCACACAATGGGATGCTATAGTCTGTTTTTTTTGCGTGTATTTTACAATAATAAGTATTATTTTTAAAAAAAGCTGGTTTGTTTTTACATAAATGGTGTGTGCAATTATTATTATTGGAACATAAATTTAATACATCCCATTTTATTATTTTAAAATCATTAGCTTCATTTGTTTCGATTATAATAAATGCTAAATTCTTTATACCAATATCTATACTTAATAATTTCATAGTTATAGTTATATAATACTTGTTTAAATAAGTATTATATAGTTATTTGTAAAGTTAGTACAAACTAATTAACGTAACGCAGCTACGCATATGGAATAATGTATTCTTGAAATATAGTATAAAATCATATTACTTAAGAAAGACATAAAATATGCGCCCATCGCATATTGACTATTTTTTCTAAATAAACCCAAAATAAAACCAATAAGCGCAGCAATGGCGAAAAACAAACTTATTAGTCCAAGATAGTAAAATAACATACAATGATCACGACTAAGAGGAGACATCAAATTATCAAAAAAATTCATATTTTTATATAATAATAATATAATAAAATTATATAAAATATATAAAATAGATTAAAATATATAAAATAGATTAAAATATATAAAATAGATAAAAAATATAGAATTATTCTTTAAATTACTTTTATTAAATACTAAATACTAAATAGTACTTACTAATTACTAATTACTAATTACTAATAATATACTTTGTAACATGTTTTTGAGCGTCTAGCTGTTGT